TCAAAAAAACGTATCCAAATCACTGAAATCAGCACGGATACGTTCATTGTGGTGGACATAATTTACGCACACACGAACTAAATAGACTTATTTTTTATAAAAGATACTTCTGTATCCGCATTGCTGTATGATGATAGCCCGCCGAGCGCATGCTCGACGGGCTTTTCTTTTTAGCCTTCTGGGAAAAGCCGATTGGTTTGAAACAAATTTATGATATATGTTGGCACAAGATATCAGTTGTTTTCGTCCCGGAAGGCTGTTAGATTGTCTGCGGCTTTACTGAACGCAGCCGCTGGTGGGGACTACAGGATTTGAACCTGTGCCTGGACGGTTATGAGCCGTCTGCTCTACCTAATTGAGCTAAATCCCCGCGATTGTGGGAACGGGTGGCCAGCCCTCCCCACTGGGTCTTAACTGGATTCGAACCAGCGGATGTGTTTCCAATCGATAACACTCCGTACCCGCCGTACTGAAAGACCATTTAAGCAAAAATCGGCTAATCGGTTTACAAATCAGCCATTTTCTTGTCTGAAATTATTTTATCAAAAAAGTCCGTATTCGTACAGTGCAACCTAACAAAACGCCATTCGCGATTTTGGCAGCAGTAGCCAAAATGTATAATACGTAACCTATTTTCAAAATTTCAAAAACGGAGACGCGCGGCGGGGATGCCGACCATTAGCGCGTCCCCCGGCCCGGTAGTACCTTAGCGCCTGGACGGACGCGGGGCATGCGGGCGTGATCCCCCCGCCGTCCAGAAGACGACGAACGCCGCACCCGTCCAGCAGACGGACGCAGGGCATGGCGGGCGTGATCCCCCGCCGTCTGGAAGAAGACGGACGCAGGGCATGGCGGGCACATGCGGGGCGCGTCCCCCGAAACTGGAAGACAACGGACGCCGCACCCATCCAGCAGACAGCCAGCGGGGCATGGCGGGCGTTATCTCCCGAACCGGAAGACAACGGACGCCGCACCCATCCAGCAGGCAGCCAGCGGGGCATGGCGGGGCGTGTCCCCCGAAACCGGAAGACAACGGACACCGCACCCGTCCAGCAGACAGCCAGCGAGGGCATGGCGGGCGTTATCTCCCGAACCGGAAGACAACGGACGCCGCACCCATCCAGCAGGCAGCCAGCGGGGCATGGCGGGGCGTGTCCCCCGAAACCGGAAGACAACGGACACCGCACCCGTCCAGCAGACAGCCAGCGAGGGCATGGCGGGCGTGATCCCCCGCCGTCTGGAAGAAGACGGACGCAGGGCGCGCCCGGATGATTCCGACATGGACAGCCCGCCGGAAAATAAAAAAAGATCTGATAAGTTGTCAGATCTTTTCTATTCTCTATTTTTTAATCCATTCTATTTTATATCCTAACCCTTCCGCCAGTCTAACCATTTCTAAATATGAAAAGTTTCCTTTTTTTAGTTTGCGGTTGAAATTGCTTTGTTCCATTTCTAAAATTCCCGCCGCGTTTCTTTGTGTCTTTTTGCCGCTTTCAATCAACTTAATATTTATCAGCTTTTCCAATTCTTCCGCGTTCATTGTGTCACCCCCCCGCCTAATAGATTATATCACATTTGACAATTAAAATAATAAATTTATTATAAATTATATCATTTTGCCATTGATTATATTATCAGATGTGATATAATATATATATCAAGAGATATAAAGGCAACAGAAAGGAGAAAAGAAAATGAAAAGTGATATTAAAGATTTTGCAAAGGTATATGGCACGATGATGATATTTATGCTTCTACTCGCTGGCCTAGAGGCAATAGGCGGGCACGCAAGCGGAGCCGCTGCGTGCGCCGGGATCGCGGCAATTGCCGCCGCTATGTATATAATCTCTATCGTATTTTCAGCCGTCATTGAATTAGTGGCAGCCGTTAAAAGATAGCTTCTGGGGGGCTGTGCTAAACAGCCCCACCCAATCCCTTATTTTATTAGTTATTTAGGACGCGTGGCGTCCAGGAGGTTAAAAATGTACAATAGCGAATTTTCAAAAAAAATCATGAGATGGCTAAAAAGCAATGAACCGACAATGATCTATAATGAGGGAAAAACACAAACTATTTATATTAGAATCCCGTTTAACGGCTTAGAATACGTTTATAGCATGCCGGCTTACAAAATCGGGAAAGGAGTTTATGAAGAATTTGATTTTAACGCGATTTACAGCACAAAAGAAAAAATTTGCTTATTCAAGAATTTTTGGGGGAAGCAGCCAAACACGAGCCAGGAAGAGAAAATAGGGTTCTATGAAAGATCCAGAGTTGTTAAAAGTTTTAATAAAATTTTTGCGAAAATCCTTCCTTCAATTTTTATTGCGAAATACAAGAATAAAGCGCTAAATAAAATTAAAATTAAGGCGGAAGAAACATCCTGGCGAAAAACATATTATATAGACAAAGCGCGCGCAATTTATTTACAAGGAGAAAAAGAAGTATCAGCCTTAAATGAATTATGCAAAGAAGTAAAAAGAGAATCAAGCATTTCATATATGGTCGAAAGCATAGACGAAACACTAAAAGAAAAATACTTCCGTGCATTAATTGATTTTATCAAAAGCGGTCAAGCTGAAAGTGCGGTAAAAGATTTTATAGAAAACACGCTCTACACATGGGAAGAAGGGGCCCCCATTGAGTTATACGACAATTTTTTTATAGATTTATGTAACGCAATAATGATTATTGATCTTGTTAATAGCTATACTCCGACAGAAGACGAAAAATATACCAAAAGCATGGTGCAGGCGTATAATGCATTTTTCAGTGGAAAAGAGCCTCCCAAAAAAATAAAAATCACGGTAGTTGGAAGAAATGAAAATAGGAGTTATAAATATCAAAAGGCTGGTATTAACATCGAGGGGGAAATAATGACTATGAAAATAGATCCTTATCAACTATCAACCCCCTGGCAAGCATTAGATCCTACAGTCTGTAATATTAGCAATTTATCCGGCGATCTACAATTAAAACGAGATTATAATGGACGGGTTGAGCTCCCATTTGACTACGTTCACGCAAAAGACATTTTAAAAATAGAATACGGACGGAAAACGATTTGGGGAAAGGAGAATTAAAATGACTTTTTATAGCGAACTTTTAAAAAATATTCTTGGCGACGTCATCCCCGCAAAAATGGGGAAAATAGGATGGGCGGAAAAATTAGTCAATGAAATGATAGCGGAAATTATTGATAAAAGCTTTGATTTTCGCGAGGAAGGGAAGGGGGGAATGCATAACGCGGCTAGGGCTGTTATGCGCGCTTGCTAATTCATCGTGAATGAAGAAGACGACTTCCCGGAAACGAGATATAGTACCGGAATATACAAGATATGGGAAGAATATAGGGAATATATCATAGGCTATCTATCGGACTATTGTCTATTTAGTTACATGGAAAACACATTAGAAGATTATTTGTTGAACCCGATTCACGCCGAATATGAAATGATAAATATAGTATATAGATCTATCGCGAAAGAAGTAAATGATTTTTTGTGGGAAAAGTTTTTTGAATAAAATGTATGAGTTCTGGGGGATCTCTCTAAAAAGTCCCCTTCCACTTCCGTATTTTATTAGTTGTTTGGGCGCTGGGCGTCCAGGAGGTCACGATTATGGTTAAAAATGTTATTTTGGTAAAAGTGAGAGAAACGGCAAATTATAAATGGTATACTATGTATCTTGAAAATGAAAAAGGAGAAATTAATATTTTTTATCCGGCAAGCTACGACGGGACGGCGGACGTCGTAGAAGCAGAATGGGAAAATTATTTTGCAAAATGTGGACGCCCGGACAACTGGACACTACCAGCATATGCATTTAAATGTTATGCATACGCGAGAATTGGGGAAGACAAATTGAAGATGAAGATCATAGAAAAATGGCCGAATGCTAATATTTATTGCCTGGAGGGGTTCGCAGTGGCCCCATGCTGCAAAAAAGAAGGCTATGGATTTAAAAATTAGGTGGCGTAGAAAATGAGTTCTAGGGGATCTCTCTAAAAAGTCCCCTTCCACTTCCATATTTTATTAGTTATTTAGGGCGCTGGGCGTCCAGGAGGTAAACAATGAAAGCAAAAGAAGAAGATATGAAAATTTTGTGCGAATACTCAAAAAGAGAGTATGCGCCGATCATTTTACTTGATCGACTTGTGAAGTCCGTCCAAGAGAAATACAACGAACTTTATAAAAATGAATCGGGGAAAGAAAACGAATATGCCGCAAAATTTTGGGATAAATTCGACGATTGCCCGGAATTTAATTTTATTGTATGCGCATGCACACAGCGCCGCATGGATCCATACATTAGCAGCCTCGAGGCGGCGGCCTTCGCAATGGCATGGGAACAATTCGTAAATAAAGAAATTTACTCATTTAAAGATAGTAACTATAAGATTTAAAGGAGCGCGAAAATGGTAAGGATCAGAAGTTTATTATCTACAGTTATTGGGGAAAATTTAATTATTGTGAAGGTCGGGAAGAAGCCGCACAAAATACTATATCACGGCGCCTTCTGTTTCGATGACTATAAACGATTAACCCGCGGTAAAATAAAGTGGGTTGATTTTGAGGTCACACACCTTGGCCCCATCGCCAATACCTTACACGTGGAAGTAAAAGAAGACACGTGGAAGTAAAAGAAGATTGTATTTTCTAGTTTCTGGGGCGCTGTACTTTAACAGCGCCGCCCCATTCCGTTATTTTATTTAGTGCAAGGACGTTAGACGTCTAGGAGGAAGAATCATGATCGTATATTTCGGGAAAATTTTTGGCGTGTATGACTGTAGGCCGTTTAAATTCAAAGGGGCTTTTATTAAGATTTTTGGAGCCCCGGCGGAAGATGGAAACGGATGGCGTGAATATAATTCATTGCGCCTTCTTTCGGACATCGGTATATATCCACCGTCTAAAATGTATATTGCTTCGCCTTTTGTCGGTGTAAAAGCAGAAAAAATGCGCTTAACCGCTCGAAAACATAGCAGCATGATTAAATTAAATTACAAAAAATTGCACGCGATTTATGCGGGCCGACGTGATAAAATTTGGGTAGAGGGAGAGCCCGCACTACCTGCTTTTAATTGATCCTGCTTTGATAAGGGAGCAGGTGATAAAATGATAATATCTCTATTAATTTTATTGATTATTATGTGCATTTTGGGAAGGTAGGCAAGCAAAATGAAAAAACATTTTTATGCAGAATATAATAGTTATGGAATGATATCATATAGTAGTTTTAACGGGCCAGGGAAAAACGGGTACACGTTTTTACAATTTACATCATTAGCCGCGCTAAATAATTTTCTTGACGAAAATGAATTTTATGATTGTAATTTGGTCGCGCGGCGCTGCGGATATGCGGACGTGGTCCACAATTTGGGTAAACATTTTAGCGTAATCGGCCATGTTTGTGTACGCGGATCGGCGCCGGGAATAGATCTAGGAGATCTCGAAGACGCGCAAACTTTTAATAATGCATTCTCGTTAGATAAATACGAAAATTAAAAAGACGCAAGAAGCAGGCGGGCACGTGCCCGCCTGCTTCTTGCTTTCCGGCGTCGGGTGCTGGCGTGATCCGGCGCGTCCAGGGCGTCCGCTTCCCTCGCGGTGTGCTGGCGCTGGGGATGATCCGGCACAGCGCCCGTGGCGTCCCTTCCGTCACGGCGGCGGGCGCTGGGGGACGGAAGGGAGGGGACATGCCCGTCTATGGTGGTATAGTATATTGTCAACACGCTATATTGGAATGTGGTTTTATCGACCAGTAACGACAATCGGGCGCGTAATTCGACCAGATTTTTGCGTAAACGCGAACTTGCAAAATTTTTTTCGCGTAAACGACAACTTGCAAAATTTTTTTATGGGCGATCTGTGCGTAAACGCAAACCAGCATTGATATAAACGCAAGTTTGCATTTCCCGACAATTTCAACTGCCAACGGGTGTAAATATAAACCTGCATCGGCATGGCCCGCCGGAGCCTCCCCAAATATTCTCCCGCTTCACATGCCAGACTTTCTTTTGACTGCATCAGCTCCGCCGGAAACGCCGCATATTTTCTACATTAGTGCACCATGCCATGCACTCAATATCAATCTTGCGCTAAATTTTCAGAAGCATGCCATGTTGACTTAGCAAAATCGCAAAGCCAAACATTATAACATAATCATACAAGTCGGCATGAGGCAGAAAAAGTCAGAAAAATACAAATCTGTACTTTCTTCGATTTGATCCAATATCTTCAGATTGAATTGAAATGAATTAAAAATGAATTGAATTGAATTAAGATGAATTGAATTAAGATGAATTGAATTAAAATTGATCGGCAAGTTACTGGCGTAGTATGCCATTGCGCCAGCAACGCCAAACTCTTCTCTCTATATTTATTTCTGCCGTTCCATTATAATAATCAAGTAGTTATGCTTCTTCCCAATTCTTTTCTCAGCATAACTACTAACCTCATTCCTTTCAACGCAAGGAGCGCCGTCACTATCAGATGGCGCTCCTTGCATGGCATTATTCATAATATGAATATTCCTCTATCCTGTCATAATAAAAAATCCAGCTTGTACATTGTTTGCACAAGTTGGATTTTTTTATTACGGCCACGATTCGATTTATTTCAAATGAAAAGAAGTACCTTGAAATTTCTCTATACGGCCCAAATTCAAATTTTTTGAAACCAAAAGAAGTACCTTTTTACCTGCTATTCTTTTTTCACCTTCGTGATGGTCACTATATCCACTGGCTCCTGATTCCCGTTTACGATGACAGGCGGCAGCCACTTTAAGCGTTTCCCCTTCCTGCCCTTACCGCACAAGAATGTATGATAATGCGCTCGTCTTACATGCATGACAGGCGATCTATGATGCCCGCCGGACGATTGAGATTCATTATATCTCACTACCGCCTTTTTCAGAGTACGGATCCTATAGCCTGTTTTCTCCCCAACCGTGAATGCTTTCACCTCGCGTGGCGTATCTTTGATTTTCTTAGTCGCTTTATAGGACCTTTCGTTCTTGAATACGATTTCTGCATTCACCGCCGACATGTACATTAGTATATTGATAATAAGTTTAATCGTTTTCATCGAATATTTGTAATACTCTCGCACATCATCCGTGGTGAACCCATATCTCTTTATATTCCTATTCTCTAAGATCTCCTCAAACTGCTCCTTAATGATATCCCTTAACATTCTCGGTTCTTTGGGGATCTTCAAATAGATGGCTGTTATAAACTGGCAATCATCGGTTACCGGCTCAATGTAAAGCTCCTTGCCGTAGCTTTCGTGGTCATCAAACATGACGAATGCACCGGAAAATTCCGCTATAAGCGGGATTTTGAGATAAATGCACCAAGTCGGCAGTACCAACATATCTGACGTGATCTCCATATTCCCGTCAGACCTTTCCAAAAACTCCTCTACTAGTCCCTCATCGATATCGTAGATATTCTTAGACTGCCGCCAGGAAATCAATGTAGATAGCTTTGAACCCTCTGCTGATGCTATGACATTGAGTTCTTTTAATCCTTCTAAATGCAGTACATATGACATGCCTACCCATATCGGGCAATAGCAGTATGTGAGATCCCATGCCGCCTCTTTATCTCTTACTAATTGTTCAACCCTTTTAAAGAAGTACGGATGCTTGATTTTCTCAGCTGCCAATAGCCGCATCGGAACGCTATTCTTTATATCCATATACCCACCTACTCACATAAAATAGAAAAAGAGCAGCCACCCCATAAGGATAAGCTGCTCTTTTTCTATGCTCTACGCATTTTAATCCACTAGAGAGCGTCCCCCCTAGACAATAGGAGCGCCCCAACCTCTAAGCTGCCTATGCGGCAGTCAACAGGAACGTTCCTACGGCTATATTATACGTCATGGGGAATTTTCCCGCAATCAATTTGTAATAGAAATATTTTATATCATATTGCTTTTATTATAAAGGGAAAGAGCATGCTGGCGTACCAACATGCTCTTTCCCCTTCCGTTATTTTATTAGCCTTTGGAGGCTAACTGTATTTTAGCACTAACGAATTTATTTGTCCAATTCTTCTTTTATGACAGTAACCACTGCGCCCAGCGAACACTGTATATCCACCATGTGTATCTGCATAAAGGCATAAAAAAAGACGGCGGGATATCCCGCCGTCTTGTATATCTATTCATTTTGCTATGCCATAAAGTAATAGCCCGCCGGATAAAGCCGCCCATACATTACGCTGTCTCTTTGCCAAGCGCACCCTATGTTCCAGATCCTTCGCCGCTTTTTCTAACTGCGTCAAGGATTTCTCCTGCTCGCTGATTATCAGCCTTGCTTTCTCTAATGAGACGTTCGCATTCTCCAAGCTCTTCTGTACTTCTGCCAGCTGATTCTTTGACTTCTGTAATTGACTTAATACTTCGGTCAATTTCTTCTCTTGCTCCGTCGAGCTCATTTCCAGCACGCTTAACTTCGTCTGTAGCAGCGCCAATCTCTCTTCCTGCCTCTTTGTTATCATCGATAGCTCGGTCAACTGCTCCTCCGATATCTGATACACCTGTGCCGCTTCGCAGGATGAAAAAGGCAAAAACACAAATGAGAATGAGAATAATAACGCCACTAAATATAGCGTTACCGCCGATTTTCCTACCTTCATACATATCACGCCACTCTTCCTCTTTAGAAAATTCACCAAAACGCTTAAATTTAACGAATTTGGCATACCACAGGCGTTCGCGCTACTCTTTTGATAAATCTATCATGAGGCATGCCTCGAACGCCTGTAAAGCCAAATAAAAACATCGTAACTTCTCGATTTACTCCTCATCGAGCATATCCATCTGCGCTCTGTAGAAAATAGCCTTCCCGCGAAGCGTGTCACCGCCACTCATCCATTCGTCATCCTCATGGAGCACTGCCAGATCCCACCTTTCGCACGTAGAATTTGGCCCATACGGCTCATGCGCGTTATATCCATCCAGATTATCCGCTGCCTCTGCGTGCGTCATGAAATGCTCGATATCAATATCTATATCGAAAACCTGTGCAATCTTCGCAGAAAGAAAAGCGAGCGCCTCGATCTGCTCATCCGTCGGCGGTTCATCTCCGAGGCTGCAATAATCTGGATTCCCCTTAAATGCCTGTGCGCCGTAACATCCGCACAAGGCAATGGCAATAGATCCGGTGTTTCTCCTATACGTCGCCGTGGGAATAAAATTCAATGGCAGCGTCTGGATAATCTTCCCGGAGCCGTCAATGCAGAAATGGTAATCATTGAACGTCATATCCCTGTGCCCCGCCGTCCAATGCCAATACACTTTTACTGGATAAGGATATTGGTAGAATTCAGGCCTTGCCTCTCGCAATGCATCTTCCACTTCTTTTATATTCATTTTTTATTCTCCAATCTAATAGGAATGGCTGGCGGTGGTGTCAGCTGGTTTTTATCTGCTTGCTTCTGGGCCGCATCCGGTCTTCCGTCACCATCAATATCGACGCAAAATACAGAAACAAAGGTGAACGCCGCCACTACAGCCGGTGCGGTATATTCCTTGAAAATACTTATCAGACTATTCAGATCCGGTACGCCGGAATGATACCAATTCACTCCCCACGAAAGGACCATAAGGATGGTAAGCATAGCCAGCCCGCCGCCATACAGATAGATGATTTTCATAGAGGTTTGCACCTTCATTTTCGATAGCTTCCTAAACGTTTCTTGTATACGTTTTAGCATTCACGCAATCCTCCCGTTTCGGCAATTTTCGTAAATCATGAATCATGGCTGTCCCTTGTCCGTTTAATCCTAAAGCGTGATAGATCGTATAGATTTCCTCTGCCATCGATTCTTCATCGTAGGTAATATACTTTCTCCTCATACCACGGCTATGAATGCGCCTTAACTCGATCTTTAAAATAACGCCTATCCCTTTTTGCATGTTTTTTTCGATGCAAACCAAACTCTTAGATTTGTTCCAGCTATACCCAGCTGCAAAAGTAATAGCCGCGTATATGATCTGAGTTAGTATGGATATGGTGATATCGTCCATTATGTTCACCCCACAAAAAAATGCCCCGTGAAGGGGCATTAGAACGGTTAGGATAGACTAGCTACCGCGCCGCAATTACAATTATTCAAACATCCATGGATCAGCGTAAATGTACTAGAATCCGCCGCTACATGCAATACATAATTCCGACGTGTGCGAATCTGCGTAGCATACAGGTTATGACCGGATTTCTGACGAACCGGATACAATGTAGTGCCAACTCCGATCTGAATGACAACCGGCATAAGATTTGTAGCATTCAGCGGTATATCCTGTGCCAGTCTCAATATCATGTTACTGCAATTGTTGTATGTTCCCGCCGGAATGGTCAGCACCAAATTCCCGCCGGAAACTGCCACCGCCGTTGTGAGAACGGCATTCCCATTACACATATTTATCACCTCACAGAAAAGGGACGGCGCAAACCGTCCCTTGGTCACGCCTATTGCGGAATTAAACTACAACGCCATTACAAGTACCATAGCCCATAGACTGATACGGGCTGGAGGTAATGTAAGCAGGCTGTGGATATGGGCGAATCTGATTGACTACTGCCGCCGTCTGGGCAAACTGACTAAGATTGAATCTAGCCGTCTGCAGGTCCCGATCACGGTCTGCGAGCTTATCTCTGAGTTCCTGCATGGTGTTGGCTGCAATCATGCCGCGGGTCTTTTCCGCTTCTTCATGAATGGCCGTGGTGATCTTACAGGTATTCTGATAAGCGTCAGCCCTTACGCTGTCAATATTGCGGTTTGTTTCGCAGCAACACTGCTGCTGTGCAAACCTATTATCATTGAGCTGCTGACCGATCCCCCAATCTCCCTGCATCATCGTTTTCTGCAAGTCGAAATTCCCCTGCATAACATTGCGGCCTAATTCTGCCTGCCCATTCAGAATAGAATTATTCAGTGCAAAAGTAGAATCTGCGATGCCGTAGGTAAGCCCGCGAATCTGAGACATCTCATCCTGATGATTAAACCCGGCCTGCATTTCTGCCTGTGTCAGTGCGTTCCCTCGATTATTCCAACCGCCGAAACCGCCTCCGCCCATCAGAGCGAAAATTACGACGAGCCACATAAACCACATGCCGCCTCCGCAGCCAAACCCATCGCCATAGCCGCCGGATACTGGCATCACTGTCTGCATACCATTTCCATCCATTTTGAGTTCCTCCTTTTTGGAAAATACTGTATATAAACTCTAGCTAGAGTTTCAGACCAAACGGAGATAAGAAATTATTCAACTGCGCTTCATTCATGCCGCGCTGCCGTGCCAAGTTCCTCGCGATGGATTGCAGCTCCTCTACAGATTTACCTTGTCCCATTTGCAGGGCCCTTCCCATTAAAGGGTTTTGCCCTGCCACTTGCTGTAACAGGTTCATTGGATTCTGCGCCTGCGTGACCATTCCCATTAGCTGCATTGGATTGAGCATTTTCTGTACCTCCTACCAGTTCTTGTAACAAATTCTCTATGTTCTGAATTCGTGCCTCCAATGCCTTTACACTGCCTGTAGTGGCCGGCGCTACGCTTGGAAGCTCCACTAATTCATACGCTTTGAAAACCTGCTGACCGTTCAGATCCGTAGATTTCTCATATATCCGGTTCTCTGAAGGGGAAGGGAAATAATAAGATGTGCCGTTGGGGATAATCTCACGCATCCTGGCTTCTTCCATGCTAGATACAATATTCCCCATGGTGTACTGCGGGATCTGCATCCCGTATTTCTGCTGTTCCATTTGCATAAGCCGCTCTTGCATTTGCGGGGCTGCTCCGTATGGGTATGCTGGATAACCATTCATGTACATTTCAATCCCTCCTATCTATGAGTATCATAGTATACTATACGATTGAAATGGTGCATAATTAGTGAGAATTAAATCCATTCTTTATGATAGATTTGTGCATTTTATCCGCTATTCGTTTCGCTATACTACACATTGTCCGCCGGGAAAGCCCACATTCGATAGCTATTTCTTTGAAAGACTTGCCCTCAATGCATCGCATATGAATGTATCTAAGTTCTGTTTCTGTAAACAACGCATCGCGAAGCATCCGCTCATACTCACCGCGATCCATCGTTCTAAGCCACTCTTTGACTGCTTTCCGTTCTGCTTTCATGATAATCACCTCTTTTCTATGAATGACCGCAAGTTATTGGCTTTGCTGAACCATACCGCTGATCCTATATCTGTCGGTGAAATGACTTCCAGCAATCACGACTTCTTAAAGTTGAATACATAATTGATCTCCTTTCACCATTTATGCCGTTCTCACCCAAGCTCTTATCATGTATGCAGGGGGCTGAACAGTATCAGAAGAACCATAAATGGGGTTAGAAGTGGAAGCATTAAAGTATACATGATGAGAAAACCACTTGGAATTGCTCTCGCTTGCGGCAAAGGAAAATGGATTCAAATTTTCCTTTGCAAATGTATATACCCCATTATTTTTCGTTACGTCTTCCCACATTACCTGAACTAAATGACCGTTAATATCTGGCAATCCTGCCCTTCTCTGTGTCCCTGCTTCACTAGCATTCCCTGTCTGCAAGCAGAGGTTAGCAGGTAATTCTTCCCATGTGCCGCCAATATAGGTCCCTGGGTTTACGTCCGCTTTTGTTTCTATGATGGTGCCGACGGGGAACACCGCGAGCAGTGCACTCTTAATAGCATCAGCCACATACGACTTGAGGTCATCTTTCAATACAGGCATGTACACCGCCCATTTGCACGAAGCATCGGAGGTCGTATTATCTTTTGCCCAAATTGGTTCCACATCGCCGGACGTTCCAGCTGTAATACACCGTGCGAAGTATCCCCCTAAATTTTGACTTCTAACAACGTCACCCACCTTGTACGTGGTTGTTGGCTGCCATACGCCAACCGAAAGCTCTAAGAGCACGCAGTTTTGATTTTCGAAAAACCTATACATGTCGCTGTAGGTAGTCGGTTTAAGTGCACCGTCCCACTGATTAAACCCTTCATCAAAGCGAAGCAGTTTCTGTGCTTTCATTTTCTTCGCCCTCTCTTTCTTTTTTCTCTTTCAGTGGCTTGCTTCTCACACATTTTGGATTTGTGCAAAGCCCAGTTTTCTCGTCCATTTTCTTGTGACATAAAAAACATCTTTCCATCAAATCTCACCTCTTTTCTCTGTGTACTCACGGGCAAGCTCTTCACGCTCGGCTTTCAGATCCGAATAATAATCTTCATCCTCGACGGCTTTAGCCTTTGCCATTTCCGCCTCGACCTCGCTGATTTTGTCGGCATATTCAGAATCAAGAGCTGCCAGTTCTGCTTCTCGCTTTTCTTCTTCGGTCGGTTCTGGCCTATTCTGATATTCACCATCTTTATACAGCAAATCGCCCTGCAGAGCCTTGTTATATGTCAAAGCGTCCTGCACGACATGGGTTTTATCTGGATATTCTGCCTCCGCTTTGGCCTGCAATTCCTCCACCGCGTCACCGTGTACACCGGTTACAAAGGATGTTACTCTTTCACCCGTTGCGTCATAGATAGACAAATAGGTAAGCGCGGGGTTGGCGATTGAAACTTCCATCTCACTATCTCCTTCCATTAAAATAACCTCCACCAATATGATTGGAGGTTTGAAAAAACAAAAAATCCAAATGGTTAAGGTTGGATATAACGTGGAACAAGTAGGAATTGGGCAGTTAAATTTCCCGATGTACTCTTGGCGATATCGGGAGATTATAACGCAAGCGGCAGTATGGACTTTGGTCCTTCAAATTTCAGGAAGTACTGCCGAGTGGGCCACTCCTCAGGAGGAAGCGACCTTCATGTATTTTCTATCGTATGTTAATACCCGATCGCGCACCACCGGAAAGCGTTCCAGCATCTCTCATTAGTCTCTGATGTGTTCTGTACAGTGATTGAAGTAGTTGTGTACGAAGCTATCCCTTGGCCTATTCCGTAGTTTGAGCTGCCCACAAGTTTATATCCTGAATTTCCTACAAAAATCACAGACGAAAAGGCCACAGGAAACGTCACCGTTTTAGAGATTCTGGATGCGCATGCAGCATCCCCCCTGGTCAATATCCTATCCCGACTACGGAAGACATATAACTGGAATTCGTATCTCCTTCAGCAACGATTGAATATCCTGTGTTGTCGAAGGAAGCATAACCCCAGTCTGTTTTCATAGAATTGGTACGACTGTATTGCCCCGTTAAGCAAGAATTAGGAAACGCAATGGGCCAGGCATGCCATCCTGCTCCCATGTTATATGCCCCTTGAATAATTAGCGGAATAGTTCCTCCGAGCTTCACCCACCACGAATACGGATTGGAAACATCCCCGGCGACGACGCCAGCTGGCGATAGGTCATCCGTATCGAGAAAGCGTTTGAACGGAGTACCGTTGATCGCAAGTGAGCCATTCCCACCCCGGTGAAACATCTTGCCAGAAGCCTGCTCTATCCAAAGCTGTGCCGATTCAGCACCTTTATCCGCCGGAATGTTGAGAAGCTGCCCGTATTGTGTCGGCTGATTTGCTATTTTATAGTTCTGCGTAAAGTAGCTCATAAACACGCCCAGTGCGTTAAGTGCGGCGTTTGTTGTCGGCAGTGTTGGGTTTACCCCTAGCCTGTGCAGATAGTCCCACAATCCAGCATCCCCGACCAGAGTGCCTGCTTTGCCAACGGTTACATTGGCTAATGAATTGGTTCCTGTACCACCATGAGCTACTGGAAGAATGCCGGTAACGCCGCCGACTACTGTCTTATCAGCTGCGTTAAGCGTTCCTACGTTTTCGCTCGCAAGATCTGTCTTGATGGTCTTCCCAAGCATGGCGGGCGTTACGATCTTTTCCGTATTCGTCCCTTTCGTGACTTCTTCCTGCGTTGCGTAATCAATCGTTCGGCGCAGCATCGTCCATTTAACAGTACCGTCGGCCACTGTGTTCCCTGCCGCCCTCCATGTGGGGATTATGAGCCCTGTAGTCCCTGCTACTGCAGCTCTTGCAAGAGTATTTGCAGGCATGTCAGGGCTGACCAGTACGGCTCCTGCCGGATAACTTGTATTTGGCTGCCACATTGTGATTTTCACAACATCAAAAAGTGTGCCATACATGTTCCGAACAAACTCCTGATATTGCTGCTGTGTAGTACCGTCAGCCCCTGCCCATTTCAAGTATTGCTCAACATCTGTTGTTAATTTAGTTGTCGCCATTTAACGTTCCTCCACATATCCCTGCCAGGAAATATCTGCCACACCGTTTACCGGATCACCATTCGGATCTATCAGCTGAATGATACACGGCGTGCGAGAGACGATCTTCATCGCTACCGCCGCACTGGATTGAATGGCATCCAAATGCACCGCCGTAGTCTTATAGAACGGTGTCACGATCGGAAGTTTTGTTCCGTCAGCAGAAATCTTAATATCTTCAAAATGCTCGTTCCGATCTGGAACGTCGATCAACGCTTCTAATTGTTTTATCACTGTTTCCTCAACGGAAGAATTTAGTGACTGAACCTTGATCTGAATAAAGTCTCCTTTTCGTACAAGCAATCGGTCTGAATACTGCTTCCAGAAATTATTGCCCCCGTCGCTGCCATCCCAAGCTGCCGCTTCTTTTGTCGTCCAGTACGATTTGGATGCCTCTTTTAGATAGGCGTTCGGGCCGCCCTTCTTGTAGTAAATGATAGCCGGCCCTTTTATTTCCGAACGTATCCAAAATTCTCCTGAAGCTTCTGCAGTGAAATTTGCAGTAGTATCATACGCCAAGAAGTTTGCATCCCATTTGAACTTACTGCTACCACTCCACATAAATTGGTTTTTCGCTGGCCACATGTCTGCTACGGACTTCGCATGAATATTCCCATCACTTAGAACCAACCCGTTACTAGAGACTTTCTCCCAATTGCCATCCTTGAAATCATGGTGAACTAAAACATTTTCCTCAAGCAAATCCCCTAAATCAAGAATGCAATATGCATAATTTTTGGATTCATTGCCTGCATTGTCTACTGCCTTTATCATGACGGAATGCGTGCCCTGACGGATCGTCTGTGTCTCATACGGCTGTGTCGTGATAAGCCCCGCCTGAACTGGAATACCATTATCCCAATTTAGCTCTTGCCCCTGCGTGTACTTTATCCTAAACCCCGCAATATCGTTTGGATAAGGATAAGTAAATTTCCACCAATACCGCCGGAGCCCGCTCGCCATCTTCTCCACATTGATACTTTCTACGTCCGGAGGAAGCATGTCCTGTCCATCAGTAAGGATGTTATTCTCTGCGTAATCTGACTTCTCCCCGATATCATTGACCGCATAAATGCGAACACGATAAACCTGTAATGATAACGCGATAAAAGTATATGAGTTTTCATTCTGTGTGAACTTCTTCTCAAACGTCCAATTCACGCCATCGGTAGATTTTTCGAGACATACCATGTTGAACTGTCTAGGATTGATCCATGCACAATGCACAAGCGAAGTAATTGTCCCATCAAATTCAGCATATTTTTCCGTAGACAATATCAGATTTTTAGGAGCTTCTATCGTCGACGTCGTGCGAACGATTTCCGGAACTTTATCCGTATCTGCGTCATACAGTTCCGGATAGTATTCCACTGCCGTGATTGTCCGCGTCTCTTCGTCCATGTTCGTAGATATAGACAGCACTTTAAACTCTTTAGCCTGAAACCCTGCCTTACCCAGCGCGTACACATCATCTTTTGTAGCGGTATTTATACCGTCAATGACAACGGTATCGCCCGAAGCAGAAATGACATTTCTCTTTATCAGAGAATCGCTTGCACCATCTCGATACATGAAGGACGTATAATCACCGCCATCAAGATTATCAACATCGACCGTGATTGTATTTCCATCCACGCTTACTACGCGACCGCCAATCCCCCACTCCGTCACATCTGTCTGCACGGTGATGACATCGCCGATCTGGCAAGCAATAGAATCCGCAAACGCTTCAAACTGAATTGTACGGATTTCATACTTATTTTCGCGGAGTTTGTATTTCCCGTATTGATATGCCTGCTTCGCATCGGTACATCCCATGAGCTCTATCTGCGTTGGCTGCGACACCGAATCGCTGCTGTCATAGTCTTCATTGAAAACGGCAAGAACGTCTCGCTCATAGTTTTTCTCGCGATTCATGAAGGAAATCTCAATACTGTTTGCCCGGCTTTCTGTCGCCAGGTACTCATTTGAGAAAGAATCTTTCTTGATATTCGCGACGGTAAAAAGCTGAACCGCCGGGCTCGCATAGTCATAAATGCAAGATACTTTGGTGCCCACAATAATTACAGAACCACGTCCTACACGGCACGGATAATTTACCGCGTCCCATACCTTCATAGCACTATCAAAAAGGTAGTTGAATTGGATATTTGCTTTGGTGCACATAGACGCCCACGCCGCGAAGGCGTAATAGTCCATGTTCTCTTTTGGGATGCCTTCTGCCTCATAGGCATAAGTATGCCCATCTTCATTTAAAAGCTTCCTACATCCATGGAGAATATCATAGCAAGCCCATGCCGGATTGCTCGCTGGCTGCTCTTCATAAGAACTTGTCATCGGGTTCCAAATGTATACACTGCTTCGCTCGATAGTGCAAGTGAGCTGCGGATCACTACCGGATAACTGATCTGTGGCGAGTGCTTTTAGTCCCAGCAGGGCTTTTCCAGGATGGGTAAAATCGTCATAGACCACCTGCGTGACGGCTACCCACTGGACTTTGTTCGCTGTTCGGATATCTGCCCTATCCTTTGCTGCGCACTGAACACGGACTTCGTACTGCGCCGGTTCCAAGTCATAGATACGGTACATTCTATAAAAGACGCTAGTTTCTTTGCTCCGAATAATGCCATCATAAAGATGTGCATCATTGATCGCTTTCTTCCACTCGTCATACGTCATAGTGTACTCATAAATCGGAATACGCTTCCCGTTTTTGTAACGATAGAAGGTTTTCCCCCACTTCGTATAGGTTTCGTATCCGACTAATTTACGACACTCTGCGTTGTAGTGCGCTTTCCACGTGACCAACGTGCCAAATCCGCTGGTGTGTTTTGCCCAGTCTGGTATCCATCCGTAATTCTCGTTTCGGATTGGAATATTCTGCCAGTCGCTTGTACCCACTTTACGGTACTGCGCTTTAAGCGTAACACTGGTGTAATCGGCATTGCCACTGTCATTGGAATAGTACAGCCCATTAGGGAAGGCGATAGTAATTTCAATCCCATTTGCCGTATTCCCGTCCAGCGTCACTGTGTTCCATTTCCCAACATTCAGCTCATATGCTAAAGCCGTGTCGGCATACGAATCATTGAAGTCGGGAATAATGCTTTGCTGATTGGATCCGCTACGGATTTCCACTGACACGTTGGAATAGTTCTCAATCGGATTATTATTTAGCTTGATATCCGATACATCATCGAGCTCGCCTTCTGCCAAGCAATAGAGAATATTCAGATACTGGTTTTTGCCGTCTGAAATCACATGACGCTGCAACATCATACCCGCCGTTTTTACCTTACCATAGCAAATAGGTAAAACATACCCCTGCCCGGTTAGCGTAGACGGCGTACCCCATCCGTATGTGTTCGACTGCTCGGAGGCATTAGTAAGGTCTGCTTTCGGCATGGTCAGTTTGGTCATGATATGGTTTCCGATCAGCGTCATGGCTAACGCACCGGCAATGCGTCCGGCCATAAGCCAACCGCTAATGCCCGCCTTGAACGCCGCCCCTGCCATGCCAGCGCCAAAAATTGTTAAACCAACGGCCAAAATCCACCCGAATGCTTTCTTCTGAATTTTTGGAGCGACTACGATTTCCTGCCCATCCATGACTGTTGCGCTCGGATCTACCTGCACACCATTCACTGCATACAGCTTTTCGCCATCTTCTGCGTGATATTCACGTACCGGCTTCTGTTTGTCATACGGGGCCCAATACTCTTTCTTCCCTTTTGCCGCATCAAATGGGTTCGTGATTATGATGACATGTACCATACCTGTAGATCCCCTTTAATCTAGAAACATACCGGGAAAATCGCTCAATGCATACGCCACTGACCGTAGTAGAGTGAAGCAGCATATTGTTCCCCAGATAAACCCCCACGTGGTCAATCCCGTGCCCGCCTAAATCAAAAGCACAAATAGCTCCCTCTTCCGGGCGAGACAGTTTCTCGTAAGATTTGACGCCTTTAATGTCCGCCGGATTGCTATAATCCATCGTTAGATAATCCGGCAACGTCTCTCCCCGCCGCCGGAAAACCTCTTTTACCAGCTCCCAACACGGATACTTTTCGAATGGCTGCCCCACCAAATCAGTTACGTCTAGCATATAAACCTCCCTGCGGTATCGTCGGTTCACCGCCAAATCTCGTATTGTTCCCGCGTGCCCGACAATCAGTCAACGTCTTATTGCAGGTAGTGAGAGATCCTTTATACCCACACCGAACGCCCTTAAACTTGAACGGGCACCAGTCCTTCATGATACGTACATTCGGATAGCGCCGATCTAAACTTGCGCCGCATCCAAGCTTGATAGATACGTAATCCTTTTTCGCCGTGGCTCCGGCAATAACGAAATGTTCTTCCTGTAAAATCTCATCAGAAATATTCGTGTTGATAACGGCTACCGTGACTTTCCCGCCGGACGCACCGTCATATGTTTCCAAAATGCGGGAAATCGTGCCTGTGATATTGGAAACTGTGAGGGTACACGACGGCAATTCCGTAGAAGTCTGTTTCACTTCTGAAAGAGAAAAATAATAGGGGTAGTAATCTATCCCCTTGAACGTGATTTTTTCATTGTTCAGTACAAGATGAATGGCCTCTTCATTTTTATACTGTATAGTCAGCAAAAGCAGGTATACGCCATCGGTGGATACCCTGTTTTTCTCTATAATCGCCGCCGTAGAAAGATTCATGCTATACCTCGCTCAATGTAATACTGCCACTCCATAGGTTCAGCTCTACCAGCTGGAAGGAAAGCTCGCTGTCAGTGAAGCGAACCGTGAATTCCCGCCCGGAGTATTCATTCCCTTCGTCTGCCGGATAAGTCCACCCAAAGGAAAGCGCGCCTCCTCTCGTCTGCTGATAGAAAGCGCGCAATTTGTTGTAATCTTCTGTAGGAAGCTTCGACCATGACAACTTGAATGCCTTAGGAAGCTTCGTAAAACGCGGGCGCGTGAGAATGGTCTCATTGTCCACTTGCATTTTCAGCGTGTGATCCGTAAAGATTTCATTCAGCGGATAATCAGGCGTCTGTATATCAGGAAAAACCATTTATCTCACCCCCATGATAGCGTCTTTCAAGCCGTACTCATTAGTCGTCAGTGCTTCACCGACCGTAGAAAGAATAATCTGGTGCAGCAGTTTCCCAGACGAATCTTGCGAAGTCGTCTGGCGCGCCTGCATCTGCGTGCCCGTGTTGTTATTTACAATCACCTGCACCTGCGCCGGTGTCTGTGCCCCGCCGGAAAGCATCTTCCTTGTGTCGCCATTAGAATACACGTGAGCGTCCCTGCTGAATCGTACCAATTCGGGGCCACGTTCGCCGACCATCACCCAGCGATCCGTCAGCACATCTCCGCCGGATGCATAACCGTAGTTTGCTGCTACAGATTCCCACACGCCAAAATCAGCTTTAGCGGCTTCATGCGCTGCCCCCAAGCTCTTACTTCCACCGCCGCCGAAGATGCCTGTCACAACTTTCATGATAAGCAGTTTCGCGATCACCTGCGAAATAGATTTCAGTACGCTCTTGGCAAAGTCGCGGAAGAAAGATTTCATACGTGTGCAGAAATTCCCTGTAGAAGACAAGCAGCTTGCAAGTGAGCTTTCGATATCAGAAAACAGATTGACCGTCGTGTCTTTCCAGTTGATTTGCTGATTAGAAATCTCTGTCAGCGCCTGCTTCCAGCCTTCCTTGTAGTTATAGCAAGACTGGTCATTGATGGATTTAATAGTGCTAGAAAGTTTCTGCTCGATAGAAATTCTCTGATTATACGAAAGGTTCGTGTCGTTCAGCTGCTCCTGCAAATAAGACTTGTATTCATTCAGCTTATTGGTCAGCTCCTGCGAGCGGCTGTAGGCTTCGCCAAATCCAAGATTTCTATTCGAAATCGCAGAAATCTGGTCATCATACCTCCCCATCGTTTCCGTTTGCTGCGCTTCTTTGGCCTTCTGTCTCATAGCCTTCGCGTAGTCGATCATGGCGTTTTGCAAGTCGCTGATGACATTTTCATTCACGCCGAGTGCCTTGTCTTTCTCGATCTGTACCTTGTACTCTTCGAGCTTGTCATTCGCTTCCTGCATGGTCTTATCATAGGCCGTCTGCGCTCCAGTGACGGAAAGAGTAGCTTCATTCAGATTTTTGGTATCGCGAATGGTGAGTTTCGTTGCATCTGCAAGCTTTCTGTAAAGCTCTTCTCTCTGGCGTGCCATGTCTTTCCTGCCGTTCCCAGTCTCGCCGTTCAACGTCGCTTCTTTGTTAGCAAGCTGCATGAGGCGGGGAAGGAGCTGCTGCGCATAACTAAGCCGCGTGCCTTCGGTATCATCTCCAGGGGCCTCGTATTGTGAAAACACAATGTGATTCGCTTCTTCCAAACTGCTTGCAGCGCGAAGTCGCGTCCCCACGTCTTTGTAATACTGTGCTTCTCTCAATTCATAATCAGAAAACTCGAGCTGTTTCTCCCGATCTGTCCAATCGCCACTAGCATAATCATAGAGGTTTTGGAAACGCTCTCCGCCCCATTGAACTGAACCGTAATGCCCCTGCCCATTATCCGCGGCATAATCAATGGATTCTGTATCGCCTCTCCCCGCTTCCTGCATCTGATTTCCAGCCAGTGCAGCGGCCGCGTAGACATTGTAACCGTGCTGCAAATACCAAAAAGCATTTCCTAGCGCATCAGTATATTCCAGTTCAGGAAGCGCCGCTTTGCCAGATTTACCGCCGGACGCCTTTCCGCTCCCGCTGTCATCCTGCTTTTTAACGACATCGGCGAGCGTGGCTTTCCGCATGAGATCCTCGGCCTCTTTTGCCTTCTGTTCTGAAATTCGAGCCATTTCCGCGTACATATCCACAAGACTGTTCTGCGCCTTTGTATGGAACATTTCTTCATCAGCCGCATCCGCCGCGTCGTAGTCTTTCTGCGTGGGAGTAAATTTCTTTACATAGGAGCTTTGCGGGATTTCCTCTTCGTCGCTCCCGTCATGATATCCTCCCAGCTCCGCGTCAGAGAAGAAGTCATGTACATTGTAATCGCCACTTTGTGCTTTTTCGTACTTACTGCTTACTCCATACGCTATAGCGGCGAGTGTTCCTACGCCTACTGCCCCGATAAGTCCCGCCGGATTCATAGCAAGAGCTTTGACGACGGCTAAATTCCTAAACCACGTATATGCACTTTTTAACCCTGCAACAAGACTAGGGATAAGGCCAATGAGCCCTTCCGCGGCCATCGAAATCATGGAGATCTGCATCGCCGCATCTGCGGCTTCTTTCGCCATATCATGACAGCCATCGGTATTTGCTATATAAGCATCTGTGAGGATGGAAACGCCCATGCCAGCGGACGAAACCACGCCTAGCATCTTGCTCATCTTCCCATTGAAGAGACCTATCCCTTGATTCGCCTCGTCCAGTTTCTGTTTGTGAACAGTCAGTGCTTCATTGGCCTCTTTGATAGCAGCGACTTCTTTCTTCGTGGCAAGTGTTGCCTTATCTTTGGCTTCTGCCACCTGCTGCAAATAATTTACGGTTTCCTTGTAAACGGCGTTCGCTTTATCCGTTGCGCCACGCTCATTCAATGCGGCTTGCAGCGCCTTACTTTCTTCAAGCAGCTTTTTTGTCGCCTGAAACGCCTCTTCGCCGCCGATTTTGAACGCATTAGAAAGAGCGTTAAATTCAAGCGCCGCATCCGCGTTCGCCTGTTTCACCTGCTCTATCTGCTCTTTTACGAGCTTGAAATTATCAGCAAATGCTTTCGCGCTATCCCCGACCTGCTTAAATGCCGCGTCTACAGATAAAAAGTTCGTCTGATCTACCGTTTTTAAGCCCTGAATAAGCTGGTTTATGAACTCATAGGATTTGACTTGTGCTTCTTTCGCACTCATCCCGACTTTTTCAAGCTGGCTTGAAATTTCTTTAAAAAGTGCTGCCACGCGCTCTTTCTGCCCAAGTTCATTTGCCGTATTCCCGCTGGACTGGTATTTAATATACTCAATCTGCGCGTTGGTTAATCGCTCTGTGTTTGTCCGCGTAGACTGCAACACATCATTCCAAACCTTCGCCGAATTGATAGCTTCGTCCATGACAGGCTTCACTTTGCCGCTCATTCCAGTTTTAAGAGAATCCATGAATTTTTCAGTGGTCACTTGAACGACTTCGTAGTCAAGCTTTAGTGCCTGTAACTTAGAGCGAAGTTCCTCTACCGCTGTCTGCTGCCACTTCCAAATCTGCCGGTTCGCATCACCTTTGGCTCCGCCGCGGCCGCTTGTGTCCGCATCTAAGAAACGCTGCACACGCGCTTCAGCCGCTTCACCGCGAGAATATGGATTCCTCGCCTTCTCCGCCATGAGAGAAATATTTTTCAGTTCATCGCTAGAAGTCTTTGAAACCTGCATCAGGCGTTCATGTTCCTTCTGTATGACTTCAGAAATGGCTTTGGACTGCTGCTGATACAACTCCACTTCATGCTTCTGCTGGTCATTCTTTGCCGCCAGCGCATTTGCCTCTGCCTGAATTTTTCTTGCGCGCTCATCACCCTTCCCAATCTGCACCATAGCCGCAACATTATATCCGCCATTCACAAGCGAAACGATTTTATTCTGCCAAGTGACAGATTCCTTGATACTCATCCCCATGGCCTGCCACTTTTTCGCCAGGTTTGTGATGGAGTTTTCGTTCGATTCAAGAATGGAGTTCAAGGTTTGCGCTTTACTTGCGCTTTCGGAAATCTGCCCCGTTACGTCAGCGAAGGAATTTAAAGCGCTATCGACGAGCCTTTTCTCTTCCTCTTCGTATTTCAAAGCCTTCTTTTGCGCTTCCAGACGGCCGTTAAATTTATCCTGCATGCCCTGAATGGCGCGGCCCAGCCCCGTATGCAATTCTCTCTCTTCGCGCGTCACGCTAAGAATCTGCATTAAATCCTTGATATACTTAGAGGCTTTGAATCCCGCCCAGAGTGTGACGATTTCACCTATATGTTCACCGACCTGCCCGAGTGCCGCGACGGCAGTCTTGCCTACATACGTGGCCCCGACAAGCCCGCTGGACATAAACTCACCAACTTTTTTGGCGCTTTCTACCATTTCCACCATGGAACCCGAAATGGTGCTGATAGAGCTGATAAATTCAGGATTGATTTCCCACTCTTTTGTTGACTTATCCACCTGAATGATTGATTCGCCAAACTCTTTCAGTGCTTCTGAATACATGCCGCGAAGTGGTTCTGTACCTTCGGCGATCCCGCGCTGTAATCCTTCTTTGATCTGATCGATACGTCCCTTGACGGTATTGTTCGTTTCAAGAGCTGAATACTCAAACCCTTTCATGCGATCCATCAAGAATTTATATAGACCTTCGGACGATTCTTTCGCCTTCTTGATATCCGCATCAGAAATGCCAAGCGCAGTAGCGAGCGTAGAGGACGCGGGGCGAATCCCTCCCTGTACAAGGTCTCGAAGCTCCTGTACAAGCTGTGCGCCATCCAATCCGAGTGACTTAACCGCATTGACGCCGACCGTCGTAAACTTCTCGATCTGTTCAATCGACATGCCCGCGCCAAGCCCCGGCCCTAAAAGGGCACGGAAGGTATCAATCAATTCGCTTGCCGTCGCGGATGTTTTAAGAGATTCGTTCTGCAAGTCGTGCATGATTTTAGAAGAAATCGTAAGCGACTGGTTCCAGGAAAGCTGCTGCCCGTTTATCTGCATCATGGATGCCAGGATGCCAGCCATGCCGATACGGTTCGTTTCCATCATGTTCCCGTAGTCATACGCACCGCCGACGACTGTACTCCACAGATTTCCAAGCTTCTGGATGCCCTCGTAGATGACGGTATAACGCGCCATAGAGTATACAAGGCGGTTCAGCATTTTGCTGGTATTGCTGGCGCTCTGTGCTGCTTTATCAAGCCCAAGAGCCATGTCGCTAAACTGCTTTGCTCCGCCGGACTTCCCATTGGTCATTGCCCGCAGATTGACGGAGAAATTCTTCGCCGCACTCGCACTTTTGCCAAGAGAGGAGGTTAGGCGTTCATTGGCGCTTGCCATACTGTTTAAGCTGCTGCTTGCTCCGTCGATAATACTGACTTTCGCTCTTGTCTCAATGACGCCCATCTTCCACACTCTCCTTGATGACTAAACTTTCGATTTTCCTCATGCGCTTCATCATTGCTGGCCCTATGTGTATGCGGGATAAGCGGGCGACTGTTTCCAAATCTACCCAATTAAGCCCGCTGATAAAAGGACGGCTCATCGTCCCTACATAGTGCACACAGTTTGAAGCCAGCGCATATAGCCTCATCGCCCTGAAATTGCCCGGCCGGATTTCAGGAGCCCTATCAGGGCAATTCTCGCAATCTAATTTGCGCCCGGTCTGTTTGGCGGCCTTTCTGCACGTATCACAGTATTTAGCGCCGCCTCTGATTCGCCAGTCCCAGACGCTTTCTAGTTTTTTAAGTCTTCCAGCTCGCTCTTTTCAGAAAGCGCCTGCGTCTTCACGAGCAGATCCATAATTGTCCCCGGCGTATACTTCGCAGAATCCGGATCGATGTTGTAGATGTTCTTAGCCACCCACCGCGCCATACGGACGCCGATCAGTTTTGCCGGTGTATTCGAAGTTTCAAGCTCATCAGAATATTCAAGGAACTGCTCAAATTCCGAAAATGTCATAGCTTTTGCAATAAGTTTTCCTTCGTTCTTTTCTGCTGGTTTCATGTCTTTTTCGTTATCCATTTTTATTTCCTCACATATAAAAAAATGCCCCGCCGGAAAATCCGACGGGGTACTCATTAAAATTCGTATGTAGCTACCCCGTTTACCAAGGTAAACTGAATGCAGGAATTTAAAGCATTCTCTTTGTAAAAAGCAGAATAATCCAGTTCCTGTGTGATGCCTTTCGTGCCGTCAATGCCCGGCGACTTTCTCGCGAACATGACTTCCGGGATATCGACGACAAGAGACTTATCTCCCTTTGTCAGTGTAACCTGGAGCTGTGTTATTTTTGAAGTCATCGCTTTGTCGATGAAAGTTTTATCGTCGAAGAAAGCAGTCAGCTTGCCAGTTGGGGAAATGATGCCTTCATTGATTCGTGTTCGGAACCCGCCGCTGCCAATCGCATAGCCGCTATCATCAAGCCCGAATGGAATAGTAAGAGAAAGCTCCGTCGCGATCGCTACATCCGTCCCGTCGATTTTCAGAGATGCCTGAAAATTGTTGAGACGGTTAAACCCGACTTTAGTGATATTTTCATCTGTTGCCGCTGCTGCATCATTGATGGTTTCTTTGCATCCGATGAAGCCAACGGTAGCAGTCAATTCACCGTCGCCGCCGAACGTCATTTCGATCTGATTGACCTTGACGCCGTTGATAAGTGAATACACACCATTAGAAAATACCTTCTCTACAGCGAAAGACGGCTGCGTCTTGCCCGGCTTGAAGACATGGGTATAGAGATTGGTGCCGCTCTTTCCCGCCGTTGTAGTCGGTCTGCCGAATGCCGCCGCCAGAAGATAACCGAATGCATCGGTATCCACCGGCGTGACTACGTCGCCCGTGCAGTCGATATTTCCGAGCATCGGTTCCGCTGCATCGCGGCGTCCTGTGATAGTCCCCGGTGAACTGGAATTCTGCGAACTGGAAAGTGAATTAGAATTGAATGGGATTTCAAAACCCTTGACCGTTTCCGGCAACTTGCTCAATGCCACTTCCGGATACAGTCTGGTTTTGGAGTAAACGCCCATAGCCTGACCTGCCATTTTTTACCTCCTATAACTCTTCTGTATAATTCCCACCAAGCGCCTGATAAATACGCTTGTTTACCTTGATTTTCCCCGCCCAATGGCGACCTGCCGGATCGATGGGGAAAGGACCGTTCGTATTTACCTTCGCACAGGGGCGATTATTGATTTCAGCGTCATTGAAAACATCCTCAATGATGGTCATGAAGTCGGCGCAATCCTTAAAGGCGTCCATGATTTTTACACCATCCGCCTCAATGAATTCCGGCTCCTCTTTCCCGACGCCTACCCATAATGTGAATTCGTAAGGGCAAAATTCAATATTCTGCCCTTCCTGCTTCGAAAAGTCCGTCACGATGATGTACGGTGTTTCATTGTAGGTAGGTATGTATTTTCTTGTGATATCCCCCACAAGTACATGGAGCTCTTTTTCAGGGAACCGCTCTTTGCAAAAGGCGATGATTCTTTTGTCTGTTTTAAGCTGTGCTCCGATATGAAGCATCGTGCTTGTGATATCCAGATTTTGCAATCCCATTAGCCTAGCCTCCGTACACCTTGTAAACGCGCTTATTCTTCTTGCCGAATTTCACATTTCCTTCCATGTAAGACTGTACTTTCCGCTCAATGTACGGCGCAAAATCATCATGAATTCGCGTCATCATCGGCTCAAAGATCGGTCTTGCAGGTGTGATAAGTTCTTTTTTCTTCTTACTAAGAGGGTAAATATACTTATCATAGTCGCGGCTCTCGACGATAGAACCGTACCTTTCGAGCTCTGCATCATACGCATTATAGAAAATACGACGAATGCTTTCTGTCACCGGCTGCCGCCCGCCAAGCTCGTTTCTTCGCCCGTATTCCGCAGACGATTTGGAAGTCCACCCGATCACGGTTGAAATGCTGTCTGGCATGTACTGATACCCAACGGCGCGGATCATCTGCCCATAGAGATACCGCGAGGCGTGCCCCTGCAATTCTCTACGTGGCTGGATGTTCCCTTCCGTAAACCAGATCTGATTCCAACCGTCATCGGTATGGTACAAGACGCCTTTTCGGACGCCTTCTTTGATTTCCTTTTGAATGTAGTACCCGAGCGACTTCGACACGCTTTTTAAGTAATTCTTATTGTTAGCAAGCATCCGCTTGAAAGCAGGCGTTAATTCATCAGATACCGATATTTCAATCAGATTCATCGTCCGAGTGCCCTTTCTGCTTTCGTTGCAAGCAGCACAAAATGACTTCCTGCCACGTCGTGCTCGACGATATTAGAAACTGAATACCTATCACCGTTGTAGACGATTGCATCGCCTTCCACCGGCGATAGAACTCCATTCTCGCCTTCGTCGCACACGCAGAAATACGCTGCATCAACAAGAGCCGCGTTTTCTATAACGGTTTTCGCTTCATTCCAGTCAGAACGAGAATTGGACACACCGACATACACGAGCGCCACGATATCTTTCCCGTTGTAAGAAATGTGTTCTCCCAGTCTTTTATCAGAGAAGAATGCCTTTTGACATATCCTCCGCTGCGCGTCCATCATCCCCATCTGACTTCCTCCTAGACGTTGATTTTTACATCAATCGAAGTCGAATCCGCTGTTTCTCCGCTCCATGCGACGCCGACCGCCGGATCGGTGCCTGCCGTCGCAGTGATAGCGCCGGATTCGTCAAGATATACTTTCGTACCCTGCGTGATAGCTTCCGCCGCTTTCTTAGGGAACTGGAATACGCCTTCTGCGTCACACGCCACATAACCGTTTTTCGCTGTCGCTGCTTTAGCGACCGCATAAATGCTGCCTACTTTCAGCAGTTCATGATAGGCGACGTCTGTAGACGCCTGCACAGTGATAATTGATCCGGGCTGTCTGAATGTTCCAATAGTAGTATCCATCTTTTATCCTCCTTATACCCCTTCATTCTTAACGAATGCGCGATAATCAATCAGATTGAACCCAAAGTCCATCCAGTACTGATAATCAATGCCGAGATGTTTTTCGCTCTGCACGGTTCTGGAATACGGGCGATCTACGCCGTTCAAAGTGGTAAATTCGATGCCTTCCATTTCAGAAGGCTTCGCGATCGCATAGTAAGCATCGCCTTCAAGCCACGGAGAAGTGAAAAGTACCATCTTGTTCTGCATGGGGTTATTCACGCCTGCATTATTCTGCGCCGGATCGGATGCAGAATGCAGAATCTGAAGATGTTCAAACTCATGCTCGTCTGATGCCAGCAGGAAAGCCGGGAACGTACCGATATAGGTTTTACCTTCGCGGTCTTTCTGACGATGCATCAGCTTGCGCATTTCAGAATAAGCTTTTGCGGAAATGTCTTTGTTCGTCTCCACAACATTTTTATTCTTCGCGTTGAACGGGACGGATTTAGTCAGCATTTCGAAGAACATCTTTTCCTGCAGGCGTCTGAACCCGCCAGACTGCATCTGAATACCTTTCGTGACTACGCCCATGTCATCGTTGATGAAGATTTCACGGGTAAAAGAAATTGCCTTGCCATAGGTCTGAATTGCCGTGGAGATTTTACCGTCTTTCATTTCCCCATACTTAAATTCATCGCTTTCAGGTGCCATCAGTTCCGGCATGCCGTCCACCCCAATCCAGTATTTATTGGTCTTCTTGAAATCTGGGTTCGATCCTTTAGAAACGAAATTCAAGAAAATGGCCGGCTGCTCTTTATAGGATTTCAGCATCACCTTGTTTCCGAAATTATCAATGATAGAAACGAACTGGTCTGTACCCATCGCTCTTTCCTTGAACATGGCATTGAACAGGTCATTAGAGTTCATGAGATGTGCTTTTCTCTCGCTCATACCGCCGAAGAGAGTGAGTGCATCTTCTGCAATGGAGCGCAGGGATGCATTTGCATATTCATTAGACACCGCTTTTTCTTCGCCGATGACGCCAAAGCGGATAGCCATCCCGTCTACTGCACGCTTCGCGAATTTTTCTTTTTCATCCGTAACAACATTGATGCCGGACGGCTGATTTTTCGGGGCGCTCATTGCTTTTTCAAGGATCTCTTTTCGGACATCTTCAATGGATGTGCCGTTTTCGATGTAACCTCTCATGGTTTCATCATCAACCCCCATGCCTCTGCAAACTTTCGTAACTTCCGTGACACGAGCTCGTTCTGCTCTTGCTGCTTTTTCTGCCGCTTCACGAACCGCTGCCTCGTTGATTGCCGGTGCTTCCGGCTTCTGGTTTTCGCCCATCTTTGGCTCCTCCTCGTTCTGAACAATAGAAATAGTCATGTCTGTATTTGTAAGTCCCCGCCCGACTGCACAATCGGGATCTGCCGGACAACTTACCAAAGAAATTTCATAAGGCTCCCATCTGTCTGTTACGTCCATGTCGCAGTCAAATGTAAGCCCCTTATAACTGGCGCCTTTCAGCACGCGAACCGTATTGAGACGGCGATATCCGACGGAAATCCCTTTCAGCGATCCGGAAAGAATTTTCTGAAAATACTTTTCGGATTCTTCGTCTTTATCGATCGTCGCTTCTGCCGTGGCTTTCCCATCTTCCAAAAACACGTTTTCGATTTTGCCGATCACGATGTCTCGATTGTGATTGAAAAGCATCGGCATGACGCCATTTTCAAAGCGCGTCAGATCTACGTTTCCCTTTGCGCACAAACAGACTTCCGGCACGAACCAGTTATTACAAGGCGCTTCCGTCATAAAAGAAAATCGCAGTTTCCGGCTCTCTTCATCCACGCCGTCCACTGCGATTTCTCTTAATCCAAACTGTTTAATTGTCGTCGTTTCCCCCATCTTTACCTCCTGTACCATCGTCTTCCGGCTCATTCTTTATCTCGCTGTCTTGCGCGCCGAATGCCAGCGCGACGCCTTTAGATTCTGCATAGTCCTGAACTTCCTTCATCTGGTCAATGCGATCGCGCCAGTCCGCCCCCTGTTCCGCGCAATACTCCTGGAATGATTTGCCACCATTCGCAAGGTTAATAGCATTCGCCTGCGCCTCTTTGAGCGGGTCAATCCATCCGAGCGAAGCGGCAAGCCACGTAGCCTTGTAATACTCTTCGTCGCCATACTTGAACCCTGTTCCGTCGAGAAGGCCGGTCAGATAGCAGATATTCACGAAACGCTTATAAAGCGGCCGTAAGAAATATTCGACCAGTTCCTCGCGGATAGAGCCGTAAGTCAGCTGATCGCCCAAAAGGTTCTGCCGGGCAGATGCATAGTTTACGCGCTCCACGTTTCGACTGGTGCTTTCCAGCGAAAGCCCTTTGTCGGCGGCTATAATTCGCTGCTGCAATGGTAAGAAATTGCTTGCATCCGTCACCTGTGCATTCGGCGTGAGCCCTTTGATGTGCTCGCCCGCTTTCAGGTATTTAATAGATCCGCCTTCGATATTTTCTACACGGCTGCCATCTGCCTGATTAGCAATGCGTCCCGGTGCACCAAGCGTGTTGTCAGTCTCCACAAATGCGGAAAAGCACGCCGCAATTTTCTGCTGGAACATGACGGCCACGTTGTAATCGCCCAGGTCCTTTGTGACGCCGATGGTTCTAGCCATTTCTGTGATTTCGCGGAATTGACTGACACGTGACTTTTTCCACAAAAAGATCACATCTTTTGCGTCATATCGTCGCGGCTCCATTTCCGTGAAACCGTCCGGCTCCGTCTGCTTTAGCCAATAGCCAAGCGGTTTGCCCGTAGTATCAAGCTCGACGCCATTCACGATGATGTGCCCATTCTGATCTTTTGGATCTGTCATCGTATCCAGATCATCGACTTCGTGAAGCTGGATGGTGAGAGGTATTTTCCTCTTCCCGTCCAGCGGGAATGTCGCCATAATTCCTCCATCTACGAATTTTCTGACAACAATAAGCTTGATGATGTCATCCAGACACTGCTGCTGCGTAATGTCGCAATTCTCGTGGTGCTCCCACTCTTTCCACAGTGCCTCAATGCGCTGATTAAACACATCATTGTTCGTCTGCGCCTGCATATTAAAACCGGTCCCGATAGCATTATTTAGAAATGCTTCCAATACGGAACCGGTGATGGGATTATTTCTTTCCAAATCCCTTGCCCGCGCTCGAAGTTTATCGCGCGAATATGTATTAAATTGTTCCGCCGTCCCATCAAAGGGTAGGCGCTCGTCTTTCCGCGTTTCCTGTGCCGCCGAATACCCGAAGTATCGCTCTCGTACCATTTTGGACTTCATCGCCTTTTCAGGGCTCCAAATAGACTGGATATCGCTGCACAGATCCCCCGCCAGCTTTAGAAATCCCATTATCCCATGCCTCCGAATTTCAATCTCACGGTATCTGTCATGCCATTCACAGAATCGATCTGATTCAGCGCCGAATTGACTTCCGCCAAGCGCTGCATGATGGTTTCAAGGCTTGCCATCTTCACGCGGCCGTCTCTAGTCTGGAACTCCTGCCCGCCTTCTAAAATATTCATACGGGCTGTTTCCAGTGCTTCTTTTTCTTTCTGTAACTCTTCTCTATTCATTGCCGACCTCCAAATGGGCTATACGTTAAACCACTCTCTTTTTTGTCATCTTTCTGCACGGGCATGGGATCTTTAGCCGCCACCTGCAAGCTCCTCACATTCATGACATCCGCTGCTACATATGCATAGACTTCACAATCCAGATAGTGATTATCCCGATGCTGTGCAATCGGTTTCCATACCTCACGCCCGTTGACCATGATTTTCTGCTCGGCGGTAATCATCTCTGCATATACCTCGTCGGTATCTGCATCAACAAGCCATGCGCCATACCCGTCTTTTTCTCTGCCGATACGGTAAGCGATCAGATCCTTGTATTTGTTCGTATCCGCTTCATAAAGCTGCTGCGCCTGTACCCAGTTCATATTGTGATCCTTCGGGTTCAGCTGCTTTCGACGAAAATATGTAGCCATGGGGCTCGACATGCCCATGACGGGGATGGACGCCGGATAGTGCAGATAACAGAAGTCATAAACTTCTTCGGTGTTATACCCTGCATCGACCGCATACAGAGCAACCTGCATGCGTCGGTCTGAATCCTCAATAGGCCACATCTGATCCATGATGTTTGCTACGTCATCGAAGGTCATTGCTGAACCATTCGCAATTTTCTGCGAACGCATATCTGGCAGCCACGCTCGGATCACCCAGTAGAAATACCCCTTCTGGCAGTCCACACCGCCAGTAAGAAGCACAGTCCCTTTGGGGACCACTCCGGAGCGAAGTTCCGTCCGCCTTTCGAGTACCGACTTCGATTTGATTTGAGACGCCTTCGACTTCCACGGCTCGCCAAGCCATGAATTCACAAAGTTCATCAGTTTCGTGGGATCATCTTTTGATTTCAGAAACTCCTTCGCCACTTCATAGAAATATACCCACGGCGAATACAGTGTATTCAGCTTGAATCCCACTGTTTTCGCCGCGTATCCAATTCTTTCCTTATCCACCCACTTGCCTTTTCGGAGCATCCCCATCTTTTCCCTGTCATGGATGTGGTACTTGCATTTCTCGCACTCGTAGTACGTCTCTTTAGAGAGACGTGCTTCGTCAAGCACGTCTGGAAACTTTAGATGGTGGAAATCAAACACTTGATAATGACCGCACTCCGGGCACGGCACCATGAACTCATAATGCGCTTCACTCTCCATGTAGGACTTGTATACATAACCGTACTCTGTAGTCGGCGTGCTCATGACAAGTATCTTGCGCCACGGCCAGTTTTTAGTACGTTCTTTGACAAGAGAAATTGGATTGGCTTCTCGACCGGTCCAGAGCGGATATTTATCGACCTCGTCCATAATGACGCGCGGAATAGGCCACGACGCCAGCTTTGCCGGTGAATTTGCCCCGGCCAAATGAATAAATCCACCATTATATCTCACCATAAGTGCCTTGCTTCTGTCTGCGGATTCTATTTTTTTTGCAACGGACGGCGTATTTTTCAGCGCCTTCTGCAAACGATCCACAGAAAAGTTCTTCGCCAGCTCTTCATCCGGCATGACATAAAGCAGACGGCATGGGGACCGATCTATCGTGAACGCGCAGATATTGATACCGGCCTCTGTAGCGCCGACCTGCGAAGGCTTCAAGAAGGTAATGACTTGTGATGTTTTATCCGTGAACGCATCCATGATTGCCCGCAGATACGGCGTATTATCCGTATTCCACAGACCGGCAGATGGTGATTCTTCACGGGAAAGAATACGATTATGGTCTGCCCATTCACTCACCGTTTCCGGAGGCGGCGGCAGAAATGCTTTTCGCGCCTTTTTTATAATTTCTTTTAGGTTTCTTTCCCACTTTGCCTGCATCTTCGGATTTTCCATTGATCCCTGCAAGTTTTCTGAGAAGTTCTTGGACAACTTCATTCGCTACCTCCCCGCACGTCACGGCTAAAGCCGCATCAATGGAATAAACTTTTGATTTTATGGTTTCTGGCAATAGTAAGAGCTTTTGCCTGATATCTAAGAATTCATTTTCAAGCGCATCTTTGACTTCTTCCTGCGGAATAAGCTCCCCCATCATTTGAAGCGTCACCATTTCTTCCTGCTTCGCCTTCTGTGCTTTGTAGTCAGCTTCTGCTTTCAGCTTTCTAGCGCTGTCACTCACCGCTTCCGCGGCCGCATTCGCTTTGTTGAACCGCTTATCAATGATTTCCGCCAGATCTACGCGCGCGTTCTCTTTCGCAACGCCAAGCTCTTTGATGGACTTATCCATCCCCACCCGACTAATGCCGAACTGCGCCGCCGCCACACTCGTTGAACAAATGATGTGTTTATCTTCATTTAGTCGGATTTCTGGTAATCGTTTCGCCATGATATCCTCCCAACAAAAAATGCGCGAGAGCCTTTGCCCTCACGCATTTTCATTTTCCATAATACATAATACCATGCCTGCTTGTGACATTTTGTAACCTAAATCAGCATTTCCCGCAAAATTTCAAAAGCGCGCTCCTCCGCTCGCCTTTCGAAATCCACCTCTGCCGCTTCCAGTGCCAATTCACGCCTTTCGAGAGCAGCGATCTGCCGGACCGTCATGATGGGTGATCCGTAATACTTGTTCGGATCATATGCGCGATCATCGCAAATTTCTTTCCCTTCTTTGAATTTCAAAGGGAGCCCGCCCTCGCCGCTTGTCTGGCAATCCAGAACATCTCCAGTCGCCGCTTTTGACGAAATGATTTTGTAAGTACCGCTGCGCTTATTCCTTAAAAGCCGGTTGACGAAATGAGAGTAAAAAATCCCATTTGTTCTGTAAACCTCTTCCCACCCGATCCCCGGGTATGTGTTTTCTTTCGTTTCTGCTACCTTCATCAGCAAATATCCTCCATGCTATCCAATTCTTTTCTGTAGAACTCTCCAAAACGGTCAATAGCTTTCCGTCGCTTCCGGTAAGCGTATTCCCTGCTTACCCCAAGGTTTTCCGCGATACGCCCAGATGCCCTCCCGCTAAAAAAGAAGTTATGCAAAACATCTGCCGTTTTGAAATCTTTCTTCCCGTTCTCATCCAGCAACCCGTCGATTCTCTCCATGCAGTTTCCAAGAATGGACTGAACGAAACTTAACTCCTTGTAAAGCGCGGTCAGAAGCTCATCCTGCCGGATCAACTTGTCACCAATATCCAACGTGCGCCCGCCGGACACCTTCTCCTTTGACGGATCAATACCAGAGATATCATATATGCGGTTCTTTTCTTCTTTAATGGCTCTTTCCAGCGAAACGCGCCGCTTCTGAACCGCTTTTATCTTGTCAAAATACTCGTCCGCTGTCATGATCCACCTCGCTATTTTGCTTTATCCATGACACAAGCAATGAGCTGTCTAAGATACCACGCCGCCTTTTCCAGATCTTCGCGCGGGTTATCCGCATGCTTTACCTTGTACCGCCACAAATACTTAAAAACGTTAAAGAACATGGCTGCCTCCATGCCTGGAAGTTCCATTTCCCTGATCCTTGCCATCGCTACGTCGAAGCACTCATACTTTCCATCCTTGTAATACGACGGGTTGATCGCCTCGTCGTTAAACTTCGTGAATGTCACCGCAGGTTTCTCCTTGTCATCCATGCGGGACAACTCATTTTCAAAAATTCGTGGATGAGGTTCCATCGTATCTTCATCTCTGACATTATAAGTGCCGTCGTCATTCACCGCATAAATTCGTCCTCGGATCACTTGCCCATCGCGGCACTCAAACATAACTCGGTCTCCTGCATGAAATTCTTCATCACACATGGATAGCCCCCCTCTCAAATGCGCATTTCAGTCTATCCCCCTGCTCTTCATCGCTCATCTTTGCGAATTCAGCGATCCGCTCCGCCGACGCTGGGCAGTGATGTTTACTATTCATAATCATTGCCTTAGCTAAAAATTCGAGCTCACAGGGATAGATATTCCCGTCATCTCCTTTTGTGAAAATCTGAATATATCCATTTTCTTTGCATATAGATACCGTATATTGTTTAATGAGTTCTCTCATGTGCTGCCATCCTTTCGTTCACTGTTTCTATCAGCCTTTCGATTTTCACTCGCTCTGCTCTTCCTAAAACAAACTTGTTTCCCGCTTCTCAAACTCAATTTCCTTCTTGAATCGTTCTTCCCATTGTTCAAGCGTGTTGTCTGTACTATCCATCTGCTTAAACTCGTACAAGATCCCTTGAAACTCTTCCTTGTTGTTGCGGATGACGCCATCATTCAAGCGTTTCAGCTCCGCCCAAAGTTCAGGGAAATCGCGGTAGAGAAGTTTCAGATCTCTCACGCCCTGCATCGGGCAGATCCAACAGGAAAGGCGCGTGCGCTCTTTGTACAGGCCCCCCAATCGAATCCATGTTTGTAGCAATACTGGAGTGCCTGCTCTTCCGTGATGCCCCATTCGAAAAGTGGATAAATGTCGTCTTTTACGCGTTTCGGCTCATCAGCAGCGATACCGATATAAAGCTTCGTGTTCGCGCGGTTAAATCCATGCGCTTTCATAAACTCCTGCACCGGCTCGCGCTTTAGCATTGATGTACACCAGCGATTCCGCATTGAGGACCACCCGTACCCATGCATCCCAGCTCGCTTTCCTTTCTTCCGAAGGATGTGAAGCAAACCGTATTCGAAGCTGTTCTTCGATTTCAGCACCGTCACCATTTTCCCGTACTTCTCTCCGATATACGCATTGACGCGCTCGATATGCTCGTACATCTGCGGGAACTCCATCCCGGTATCACAAAAGAGGACGTAATCAATTTTCATTCCCCTTTCCAGCATCATGAGAAGCAGTGCCGTACTATCCTTGCCGCCGGAAAAAGAAACAATCGACTTCTTGCTATCCTCGATGTGTTCCCTGTAGTCACTCATCACATATTTCCCGATGGTGACATTGTTAGAGGTCTTGTTTCTGACCGATTTTTCATTCAGCCAGACCTTCACCTCTTTCGGCAGTCCCAGAAACGCTGCGTCACACATTCTTGATAATTTTGTATTTGCCATTACACATCTCCTGATTGAAATGTCCGATAATCAGTTTCTTTATTGCTTCGACAGGGCTAGGATCAATAGTCTTTAAGTATTCGTCTATCGATTCTTCCCTGCCTTCTGCTAATGTGAAAGCATTATCGCAGGTACATGTGATTCTAAAATTTTTCTCTTTCATTTGCGCCCCCATGACGGGTCAGCATAAATCGTATGATATTTCATATTTCATATCTCCTACGATAAAGACGCTCTGACCTTTCATCAGCTTCCTTGATTTTCTGCTTAATAGCAGACTTATCAAGTCTAAGGCTATAAACAAGACTATCCAGTGCGTTCTGACAGTCCGCCACCGCTTGAATGAGATTCTCTTTCGCCTCCTCTGTCGTCGTGTCCGTCTTGTATCCGACGCCGTTTACTCGCTCCCACTTTGAGATAGCATGGATAAGCTCGGCAGCTTCTTCTTTAGCGATGCCGCAATTCGCTGATGTCCCATAAAATTCCACTATGTTCTTATTCATGTTTCACCTCACTCAATTTCTATGACGACCTCTGGCTTGACATCAAGTGGAGGTACATCTCTATGAAACAGCTCTACATTGTTACACTGTACACATGCGCCGGAGTAAATGCTTCTTACATCCATGTTCTCTACTTGCTCTTTAATGAGCCTATATTTGTAAGCGACACTCTCCATAGCCTCAGATTTATTCCCATGAGAAATAGAAAATCCGCCATTAAAGCGCACAAGACCAATTTCACATTCATCGGGAATGTAGTTAAGTAAATCGATCAGTTTCATTTCTTTCCTCTTTCTGCATACTCGATCTCAATCCGCAAAAATGGTTTCTGTTCATCCGTGGCATACATCGGTGTAATTTCAAGCACTTTGTAATCATGCCACCCCCGAAATAAGGAAAACGGAAGATCTAACAGTTTCCCTGCGTATGTGCTTTCTTCCGTCGTCACAACTTGTATGAATGGGTTTCTCATCGTACTTACAAGCTGGCTAAAATACATCATGCTATTGCTCCTTTCTCAATACTTCCGCTAATTTCTCTATTACGAAATCTGCACAAGGTTGTGCCATGCCATTCCCAATAGCTTTGTATCTCTTTGCGTCACTTCCATATGCCGTCCAGTTATCAGGAAGCCCCTGCAACCTCTCGCACTCGAGCGGCGTAAGCCGTCGAACGAACCTCTCGCGGGTTAATACTGATTGAAGCATTTTGTAATCGCACGAAGATAGCGTAAACGCAGTTGAATTAAATTTTGTTGCGTGGTCGCTGCTGTGACTTGTTATGTAAACATCGCCAAGCGTGCAGTACCTATCTACGCTCGTCAGTGTAAAAGCAGTTTTCTCTTTGCAGATCGGACCATTTCTTGACATTCCGGTTCCTTGGCACAGACACACGCCTTTTTCAATTTTCAGCGGCACATTCCCTCCGCCAGTTCCCATTTGCGCTGTCAATGTTGGAGCGGTTTCCGTTTCCCCATATCTCGCGTCTCTGCGATGATTCTCGTAAATCTTTGTTTCCACAATGTAGTTCTCACTTCCTCCTCCATATGATCCACCTACCGCTTTCAGCGTACTTGCGGGGAGCCCCGATTTTATCTCGGTATAGCTTTTCGTAGGGAAATTTCAGCCTCCATCATGCGCCTGCCATGTCAAAACCGCTTCCAGCAATTCGGGAAGTTTTTTCCCTTTTGCCTTAACTCGTCTAAGTATTCCCTCGCACGCTTTCGGGGTTAAAGAGTACCTGGACGTACCCCCCCACTTTCCAAAACCTGCGACAAGGAAGATTCTCTCTCGATGTTGGGGAACGCCCCAAAATTGAGCGTCAAGCACTCGCCATGCGATTCCACACTCTTTGCTTCTAACCATTCCGGCTCTAGCCCATCGCCCAGAAGCAGGCATTGGAATATCGGCCTGCCCGATTTCCTCGAGCACGGCTTTAAAGTCACGCCGAGCATTGCTTGTAAACGCTCCCAAGACGTTTTCCCAAACAAAGAACTTTGGGTATACTCCATTCGTTTTCTCCCTCATTTCTCTTACAATCCGCATTGCCTGATAGAAAAGGTTCGACCTTTTTCCTTCTAGCCCTGCTCTCTTTCCTGCGATAGATAAATCCTGGCACGGACTTCCTGCACAGATGATGTCTACCGGCGCAATTTCCGCGCCGTCGATTTTCGTTACATCTCCCAACTGAATCGTGTCTGGGAAATGCTTTCCTGTGATGCTCGTGGGAAATGGATCGATCTCACTGCTCCAAAGCGGCTTTACACCGTTTCTCACAGCCGCAAGCTGCCACCCGCCGATACCGTCAAACAAACTTCCTAGAGTTATCACTTTTGTTTCCCTTCTTCTCTAAAACTTTTCTCTTCCATTTATCAGACATTCGGTAAACTGCTTTGAGATCCTTTCGGCCTGTTTTGCCCGGTACAATGCAAACTATAAAGCCGTATTTCACCAACTCCTTGATCGCTCTGCGTAGTGCGGTATCATCCTTGAAAATGCCGCTAGCAATGACTTTCGCACTATTCAGAAAGAAATCGCCGTCTTGGATGTTGTAGGGACCGTCTAGCCATTTGTCGCGGGGGTATAGCTCTTCACTGGCTTTTTCTATCTTTCGGTTCTCTGCGTCATACGTCCACGCCATGCATTCAAAATAAAGCCGTATAGCATTTTTCCCTAAAGACATCCACGCGGGCGATTTTTTCATAGAATAGGCAAGTCTCAAAAACCTTTCGTGCTTGTGGCGTGCTTGCCATGCGGGGAAGTCCACGTCATCCGCCCAGCACTCCTGCCGGATCTTTTTCCCTTCGTCTGCTGCTTTCAATGTTTTCATCTTTTCTTTCGCTCCAATTAACCGTGAAATTTCACCATCCGATACCGTCAAACAGGGCCCCTAACGTTACCACTTTTGTTCTCCTTTGACGATATTCTTTTAAACTTCCCACTTTTACATTTCATCGCGCGTAGCTTCATTAAAAACCTTTTGTCCGTGTGCAACGGCTTCATGTAGCGCACAAAATACCCAGATTCTCTAAGCATATGCCTTACGCGATTCATTGTTGGGTATCTTTCATGCTTGAACACATTACCGCCCCCTACAAATATAAATCTATGTGATGATCGTGATACTTTTCTCCTCTGTAAAACCAATCTTTATCTACTATCTGATACCCGAAAACCTCCTTCTGCATGAGCTCTTTCACTTTTCGGATTCTGGCATGGTGTCTAGCCTCCGCTATGAACGGATCGTAATTTGCAGCAATGTATACAGTTTCTGTCTCGCCGAAGAGGTTTAACGCTTCTTCAACGGTATTTGCGCGCATCCCTCGGTATGTAATCATTTCTCCCTCGCTAAGGTAATAACCAATTCCCCGTCATCGTTAAAGTACATATGGCCTACGTGTAGATTCTTGAATTTTTCGGGGATACCCGCACTTCTGTCTCCGTAGTACAGGATCAGCCCATCTTTGTTCTGGATGGCTATTTTGTCGAAGCCTGCATCTTCGACTTCGGCTGTCCCCAAAAATTCTTCTACTGTCAGCGTGTTATCGCGTTCGGCAAGCATCAGCGCATGGAGAAAATTGTCTTCAAGTCCTCCCACATATTTTGCGCTGCGCTCGACTTCTTTCTCGGCTGCATACTGGAGAAGTCTCATCGCCATGATATTTGCGATGATCGGCATGTCGATTTCGTCTACGATTTTCGCAAGTCTCATACTTCTGAGCTTGATTTCATTGATGAGACGCATAATTCTTTTGCCGTCTTCTTTCTCGTACTGTCCGTTAAGCTTAATCTCTTCCATTTTGTTCTCCTTTACATGTTTTATTTATCACTCACCACAAGCAAAATTTCCTTTTTTGAAAACGGCTTGACTGCGATCACATCGTGATTCAAAAGCTCAAGTGGAATTTCCACCTCTGGGCATGTATAGTAGTGCGTAACGGTGTTTCCGCACTTCAACGCAATGTCTGCGTCTGTAACATCAAGCAATGTTCTAAGCAGCATAATCTGTCACCTCTTTGCGCGGCGTTCTAACTTCAAAGCACGCAGCTTCATTAAAAACCTTCATCATTTACTACCTCCGTCTGGAACTGCCCCAAAAATTCTTTCATTGGAATGGCCATGCACCGGCTTTCTCCCCACTTCCCTGTCTGATGAAACACCACGATTCCCACGGGCTTTTTCGTGTACTTCTTTTCAAAATTGGCCACGTTGTCAACCGTTACCATGGTATTGTCGATTTTTTTGATAAACCGGCAGCCCGGCTTTACGTTTTCTTCTTTTAAATTCATGTCAGCTCCAAGATTTCCACTTTATATTGAAATAATAATTCGCGATTTCCGGATATTCATTCAGAAACTCCTTCGCCGTGCGAAGAGATTTGCATTCGCCAGCCGCGCCATTCTTGTGTGCCACCTCATTATCGAAGCAGCAGAACTCCCAAAACGATTTCCTCTTCACGAAGCTTACTTGATTGCACCATCTGGCAAGAGCGTTGTACATCCCTTCCCACTGACTTCCACGATACGGCGCGCCAACCGGTGACTGATAACGCATAATGTAGGGGATCGCCCCGTATTGAAAAAGTAGTGCGATCCTCTTGAACGTATCATGAATATCCTGCACATCCGTTCCTTTGAACCCACATAAGACGTAAAATCGAATGTGATTCGATCCGGTGAACCGCCGAATGAGCTTCAATTTTCGCTCAATCAGCTGGTAATCTCTAACATCGTCGAATGCGAAGGTGTAATCCCCATCGTACTTACAAGAAAACAGTTCTTCGCATCTTTCTTCATCGAGTATCCGTTCATCCATGCCCTGCTTGAATCGAAACGGTTTCTTCGTTGCCTTCAAAAGATGCAGCAGACGTTTCCAATCAGGATGAGATAGGAAATTGTCATCCAATAAGCAGATCTTTTTCCTGTCAGTATCCAGAAATTCGTCCAGCGGACTTGCTAGGAACGCTCTGCTATATTTCTGATTGACGCAGAAGGGGCATTTCCTGAAACATCCCCTCGTCATATACCCGATAGAATAGTCGTGGTAGAATGCAGTCCCACTCTTCCAGTTTGCCCATTCGTCATACAGATGGTAGTCCGGCATATGGTGCTCTATCTCATCGGGCAGGGCAGGTGCCTTATCAAAGAAATACCCAGTCCCGCCCTTCACGATTTTGGTATCCGTGAATAGCCCCCCCTCGATGGGGTCAGGCGTATCCGTGAATACCTTCGCCACATACACCTTATCGAAGCGGGATAGATCAGAGCAGTCGAGCACGAGCTGTACCTCATCTCCTAGAGACTTGTGATAGCCGCTTATTTTCATGCAGCACAGATTTGGGAACCGGTGTCGTTTACGTCCGATGAGGTCTGCATCTACCACTCCGATCCTCATTTTCCTGTACTCCCCACGCCGCCGTTTCTTTCGGCGTTCGCTTTGTCATCCTCTGCGAGCAGATACTTCATGAAGATCCCCTGTGCGATTCGATCCCCTTTGTGAATTTTCACATCGCGATAGGGATCCCGATTGACAAGAGCGATGCAGATTTCTCCATCATTGTTAGGATTACCGTAGTAATCCGCATCAATGATGCCCGTGCCATTCGCCAGCGCCAGCCCCCACTTGATCCCCAGCGAACTTCTGATGCATATCATCAGAAATTCGTCAGGCTCCATGCGAGCTTTAATGCCCGTCCGCAGCGTCGCAACGAAACTCCCGCCCGCATGGACGATGATATCATTCAGGGCCACAAAGTCGTATCCCGCAGAATGCGCTGTGGCGCGTTTCGGCAAAACCGCGTCTCTCGCACGCGGCGCATCGATCCTTTCAAAACGTCTCATTCCTGTTCCTCCTCTCCCAAAATATCGTGAATTTCGACGAATCTATTCATTTTCGCATCTCGTTCTTCTGTATCCGCATTCACAAAGTCATCCAACATGCTTTTGACGGTTTCTTTGAACGGCTTTACCAGCGCTCCGGCCCCCTCTGCTCTGTCAAGTACGGCTCTAAGAAACTCGAATGCGATGAGCATATCGACTTCAAGCTGCGCATGCTGATTGAGCTCGATTTTTGTATGAACGGTATCAGCCGTTCTTCTGACTGTTACCAAAGCTGTATACTCTGTCATGATTTCCTCCTCAATACGGCATATCCGCAGGCGGGATTTCCGCTGGCGGCACTTCATTGCCAAACTGATTAAAATCGCCTTTTGGCGCATTATCTTCGTGTTTTTTGAACACAAGCTTTACCCCATCCGCGGAAATTGCGTAAAAAGTCCGCTTTGTGTCAGTCGTCTGATCTTTGTACGAAGAAGAAGTAAACTTCCCCCACGCGCTTACCATATCCCCCTTGCGGAAGTTGGCAGCTTCCTCTGCTACCCTTCCCCAAGCAGTGATCGGCACCCAGTTTGTAATCTGCCTGCTCCCGCCGTTCTGGTCATAAATAATTTCATTGGCGGCGATGGTAAACCGTGCCATACAACGTCCGTTTGAGGTCATTTTGACCTCGGGATCTCTGGGCAAATTGCCGGTAAAAAAACAAAAATTATTCATTTTTCTCTCCTTCCAAAATTTTTTTGGCCTTTTCTTTATTTTCTTCAAAGCGAGCATCCATCAAGTCGAAGTTGCTCGCGACGATGCCTCTAGTGACTTCCCACTGCCCCTTCGCGTCGATGAAACGCCCATACCGCAACGCGCCTCTTATCAAGGCATGTGCATCAGGTTCAAGCACATCCGCCTTCGTGTTCGTCGCATTCAGCGGGACGCTGGCAGGGATATCTTCACCGTCGGCGTCAAGACGGAACAAAGCCACCTGCTCTGCTCCGTCTGACACCGAGAATATTCTCGGCATTCCGACGATTTTCCCTTCCACAACAACCAGATTCATTTCCCGCCCCCCAATTTCAAGCATCCCGACAGAAGCGCTTGAAGTTTCGGGTTCCTAGAAATCAGCGCCGCATTCTCCGCTTCTTGTGCGGCCGACCCTCTCTGGCGTTCATACTCTGCCATGAAGGCCCGCCTCTTCCACTCGAGGTCCTTATCGCTTGCGAAGCGAATTTCCTCTACGGTAAACATAGATGCCGTTCTTTCGAGCGCGGCTTCCTCAAAGTGCGCTCGCGTTTTTCGGAAATAATCGGCGTGAATGCATGCGTTACGGAATTTCTGCCACGCCTCCCCCGCGCTAAGCTCGTGCTTTCCCTGCCCAGAAGCGATAATGGCTTTCGCTTTTGCGATGATTTCAGAAATAGCTGGCAGTTTAGGACTTGTCGCGATTAGCTGCTGCACCGCCATGGAAATAACTTCCTCCGGCAAGCCAGATTTCTTTAAGAACCCGTAATAAGTGACGGCGTTGTCGTCATTAAAGAACGGGTATGCCCCATGAAGCATTGCGACCGTTTTATTCAGTTCCAATCTTTTCCTCCCTCTTTCAGCATCTCACTCATTCGGAGGACATCGCTCCGATCTCCCCCTTGATTTCTCTTCGCTTTCTTATACAAGTTTGGCGGATAGAGCCGTACACTCTTCGCCACAATGGCACTGCGGAGGATATTGTACATGGCTTCCTGATCCCCTCCAGAAAAATCTTCAAGCGTTTCAATGATGTATCTCGCCTGGTTGGTATCAGTAACCACCAACTTCGATCGTCGTATCTTCAACCATTCGCGCATTGCCTCGCGAAGCTGGTCATTCATTCCTGCAAAAGCAAGCAGCTTTTCTTCTGCCTGCTCGCACTCGGTTTTGGAAGAAAAATTTTTATCCAAAAATTTATTGCTTTGCTCTGGTAAAGGATTCGCTATTCCCTTTTTCTCTCTGTATTCTCTTTCATGTATTCTCTCTTCCCTATAAGGACAGGAAGGAGTACTTCCTGTAAGAGCGGAAGTGGTACTTCCTGTAAGAGCGGAAGTGGTACTTCCTGTAAGAGCGGAAGTGGTACTTCCTGTAAGAGCGGAAGTGGTACTTCCTGTCAAAACGGACACTACATAGTCAATATTTGAGATGTAGATTCGTAGGGGTTTCCCACATCCCTGTGGCGATGTTTCAATGAGATGGTACTTCTTTGCTTCTGCAAACCACATTCGGATTGTGCGCTCTGTGACGCCGACCTGCTCACAGAGCTCTTTCTGCGAGTAGATGACAAATAAGCCTTTCTCATCTTCGAATGATGGGTTTCGCATAGAGATATTCATACGATACCGAAGGAGCGCATACAGCTCTTTTGCCGGTCCGCTGATTCTACGAAGCAGTGGGTTAAAAATAAACTCACTGGGATACGGCAAAAAAGAACTGTTCTGGCAGTCCTTCGAGGAATAGAATTGCCTCATTTCACACTCTCCTCTTGTTGTATTTCTCATAAATCCGCATGGCTTTGGCCTTCGCCTTGACATTGAAATCAAGTATCGGGTTTTTATGCATCCGATACTTGACGAATGCCTCGGCGTATTCCTTCTCTTTGATGCCGTGCGCCAAATCCCTATGGCACACATCACAAAGGAGAATCAAATTCTCCAATGTGTCACTGCCCCCTGCACTCCGGAAGCAGACATGGTGATGCTGCAAGGGGCGATCCGTCCGTCCGCACCATTCGCAATGCGGGCACCCGGTCCCCACGCTCGCCCGCTCATCCACCAGAGAACAAATCAGGCGATAGCCGCGCGGGGTTAATCGTGTTCTTTTACTCATGGTCAATCCTTCCAAGCAATCAGCGCCCGGCATTCGCGGGACGCCTTTGTGTCGATGCCCAAATTCTCTGCCTCTGCCACCAGCTCTTCAATGAGCCGAGAGAGCTCTTCCTGCGTGTATTGGGATGAGCCTACATAGGCGTTGTACTCCGTGCGTTCCGTGCCCTCGTGCGTGACCTTACAAAAAAAGCCAGCCCCCTGTGATTCCCACACCGCACACCACCTTGCGAACGCGCCGTTTTCGCAAGAGCCCGGAAAGAAGAACCCGACATTTGCGACGGCTTGCTTGTACACTTCATCCTTCGTGGATTGAAGCACGCGGGCGATTTCATCGCAAAGAACCCACATATAGGAATTTGCGGTGAGCGATTTTGTTTTTTTCTTTTTTCGGAATACGAACTCGTACCGACCGCTCTTGATTTTCTGGATGATCCCATCCAGAAGACGGTTCTCTGTCATGAGGAATGGTTTCAGGCAGGAAACACCGGGTTCCTCCGTCGGAGAGACAGATCCGCCGGACGCATCCCACCTAATTTCATTCATCTTCCTTCTCCACGAACTTCACCCCGAGATACCTCTCAAGGTAAGACTTCGGAAGATTTTCCTTCACACGCAAAAGGAGCGCCCGAAGCGCGATCGCCTCGTCAACTCTTGCGCAGTTCTTCTGCGTGATCTCCGCAGTCTGCCCGCAGATTTCAATTACAATCCTTTTCATGGTTTCACCAGCCTTTTGGGATGGATAATGATCTCCATCCCCGGGGTGAGGCACGCCAGCTGAGAATCGCTAAGGTGGTTTTCCACCTGCGTGCGATAGACCAGCTCGCTAAGATCCTCGGCGTCTGTAGCTACATCCGCGCAGACCTTCCAGAGCGTCTCACCACTCTGAACTTCATGGCGGTATTCGACCACCGTAGTTTCCGGCTCATAGGCGACAGCGAAAGCGGTCATACCAACAAGCGCAGCCGAGAAGAGACAAGCACCTGTTTCTTTAACCCACGTTTTTACTCTCATGTTTTTTCTCCTTCTCCGCACGCCATTTTTCAAAATCTTCGTTGTTCTCTGCAACGAATCGTGAAATGAAATCAATTAGCATTTCCATCTTTTTTGCCCTCACTTTCTGCGTTTACGTAGATTTTAGGGGATAAAAAAAGCTCCCAAACATCATTCTGCTCAAGTTTTAATGCATCTACAAACTTCCGAATATCTCCGATTCTAAAGTCGGTTTTCCCTTCGATTTTCCTTCTAAGTGCTGATTCAGATACACCGATCTTTCTGGAAAATGAGGCTATCGTATAGCCTTTTTCCATTAAGGCTGCACGTATTTTATTGGACTGTTCCACGATTATCCTCCTTTCCATTCTGCGTTTACGTAGATTATTATAGCATTTAGTGCCGTGTCAGTCAATGCATTTTCGCAGTTTTTCTCTTCTTTTTAGACTGGTTTCATTGCTTTTTTGCAGTAAAAAGAATATACTATGAATGAAAGACCAATATGTTATAGGGAGGAGCATGAAACATGTCAAAAGTCGGGCAAATTATCAAAGAAAAGCGGCTGAATTTACACATGACAACAAAAGAGGTGGCGGCAAAGGTTGGCGTTTCGGACGCAACAATTTCAAGATGGGAAAATGGTGAAATTAATTCCATGCGACTTCCGTTAGCGTACAAACTTTCACAAGCTTTACATTCAAGCATTTTTGATTTCATCCCTGAATATGACGGAGTATCTGGGAAGATTAAAATTCCGATTGTTGGGAGGGTAGCATGTGGTATGCCCATATTTTGTGAACAAAACATAGAAGGCGAGCTTTATATTGAAGCCAAAGAAGCATGGGGTAAGGTGTTTGGTCTTAAAGTTGTTGGAAAATCCATGGAGCCGAAAATCGAAGAAGGCGATTGGGTTATTATCCGTATTCAGCCAGACGTCGATGACGGAGATATCGCCGTCGTTATGATTGATGGGGATGAAGGCACTTGTAAGCAAATTCACAAAAGCAAAGATGGAATTATGCTAACAGCGTTTAATCAAGATGTTTTTCCGCCAAAATTTTTTTCTAACGAGGAGATAGAACAACTGCCCGTGAGAATCGTTGGAAAGGTTATAGAAGTTCGCAGAAAAATGTAGCTAGAAGTCCGCTTAGCGGACTTCTTCGCATGTCAAGATAAATTTATAGTGTGCTATGGAGACGAAAATGAAAGACGCCGTTATCTATGCCCGCTACTCATCTGACCGTCAGCGGGAAGAATCCATCGAGGGGCAGATCCGAGTGTGTCAGGACTACGCCAAACGCAATGGATTTAACATCATAAACATTTACACGGACCGGGCACTTACTGGACGTTCAGATAAGCGTCCGGGTTTTCAGATGATGATTCGCGACGCCGCGACACATACATTTCAGTACGTCATCGTGTACAAGCTGAACCGCTTTTCCCGCGATCGGTATGATTCTGCGAATTACAAGCACAAATTAAAAAAGCAGGGAGTAAAATTACTCTCTGCCATGGAAAATATCAGCGATGATCCCGCCGGAATTCTCCTAGAATCCGTCATCGAGGGGATTTCTGAATACTACTCTGCCGAACTCTCTGAAAATGTCATACGAGGCATGACACAGAGCGCACTGGAAGGGAAATGGCCGGGCGGCAATATCCCTTTGGGGTACAAGCTGGATGAGGAGAACCGTCTGATAATTGATGAAGAGAAAGCGCCCATCGTCCGTGCCGTGTTCCAGATGTTTCTGGATGGGATGTCAGTTCCCCGTATCGTGCAGGAATTGAACAATAAAAAATACACCACGAATGCGGGAAAAGAATTTTCCCGAAGCCGGGTGTATTACATCCTGCATAATGAGAGATATATCGGCGTATTCATGTGGAAGGATATCCGAAAAGACGATCTGATCCCCCCTATTGTTTCAAAAGATACTTTCTATCTCGCACAGGCAAAGGTAAAGAAAATGAAAAAACATCCATATAGGACCAACGGTAAATATTTGTTGTCAGGGAAGATCTTCTGCGCCGCATGTGGTTCGAAAGTCGCCGGTACATCAGGTAAATCATGCATGGGAGCAAAATACTACTACTATGCCTGCTCCCACCACCACAAGAGCAGTCGTTACCCATACTGTGAAACGAAAAACATTCGTGCAGATGTACTCGAAGACTTGATATATAGCAAAACCAATGAAATCATCTCAAATAAGGCAGCGGTGCAGGCGATCGCTCGTCAGGCAGTTAAGCTGCAAGGCAACACGAGTGCGTCATTGGAAGTGCAGGCGCTCGAAAACCGTATATCAGACGTCTCAAAAAAGGTGCAGAACTGCGTGAGGGCTATTGAGAGCGGAATTATATCCGATGCCGTGTCCGTCTCTCTAAGCGAAAATGAACGCATTCTAGCCGCATTGAAGGATGAACTGGCAAAAGCAAAACTGCTCCAGGAAAGCGGTTCCTTGACGGAAGAAAAGATTTGCTATTTCTTCGAAAAAATTGGTCAAAAAGCAAAAGAGACGGAGAAGTATAAAAATATACTCCTCACGTCTCTCGTCAGGGCGGTTTTCATATGCAATGACTACATAGAAATCCAATATAACTACGCCGAACAACTCCCGATCCTCACAAATCCAGTGAGAATAGAAAATAGTTCGTGTGAAAGTACGAATGGTGGGCCCACCAGGACTCGAACCTGGGACGGGGCGGTTATGAGCCGCCTGCTC